ATTTTTATGCAAATTTTCAACGGATTTTTCTTGTATCTAGCGTACCTGAAGGGATTCGAACCCCCGGCCAACGGATTAGAAATTCGCTATATTTTACCAGAATAGAACACGATAAATAGGCACATTGTAGTAATATCAACGTGCCTGACGATGTGATTTTATTCGACTTGATACAATTTTGCACTGTTTTCTTATGCAAAATTTATGCAAAATTTATCTTCAAGATATTTGTCTATCATTATGCAATCAAAATTCATAATTAGGCAACTTTCTATGTCCCATCCATATAATCCAGGCGTAGTAAATCTTGTTTCGCTCTGTCCTTTTGGCGTGAGATATATTATATCAAAATATTTTGATAATTCCTCATAGTTTAAAGTATTGAATAACGCATATTCCCCGACATTATGTTCATAGGATATATATAATTCATTTAAATCTCGTAGACTATTTACTGTGTAAATTCTAGTATTTGATTTAAAGTCGAATATTGCAGCTTTTTCTTTAAGTCCATCCCGGAATTGTTCCATACAAAATTCGTGCCAATCAGAAATATATTTATTGTTTGGCGTATATGGACAAGACCATAATCCACCTTCTGGCTTATTTAATCCTAATCTATTTTTAACTGGAATAAATAAATCCTTACTTAGTTCAGTATCAATCAAACTTATTTGTTTATCCATAATTTCACCTCAGATTTATTTTAGCATAAAAAATTTTATTCTCAAAACACACAGAATTGATTTAAATGGCAAAGAAAAAACTATTTTTGGGCATAAAAAGGTGACACTTATCCAATGTGCCACCTCTGCATTTAATACAGTCAAATTGTATTAATTTAAAAAGTACTATGATTTATGTTGTTAACGGCGTTTAATCTACTATTTTAAGTCTTAGTATATCCGCTCTGGCCACTGAGCTACATTCGCACATTTAAAGCGAATGACAAGATTTGAACTTGCGACTGATATATAAATTTAGTAGAACTTGATTTAACAACCATAGCAATACTGAGCTTTTTGAGAATAACTTAAACTTGATAATATGTGCGTTTGCCATTACGCCACCTTCGCACAATACGAAGGGTAGGACTCGAACCCACAAAACATATTTTTATTTAACTTAAATCTTAATCTCAGCTTGTCTCAAAATTTTATTTAAAAAGATAATTGAATAACAATAATCCAATTTCTTTATTTTCTACTTCAACCATATTTGCTTTTTCACGTGCTTTTTTAACCTGATCGGAAAATTCTTCAATCCTGTTTAGGATTTCCTTTTTACGATTTTCGGGTATAGCACCAGAATTTTTGGTAACGTGCCAATATCCTACTGTCACATCTTCATTGATTAACTGACATTGTGCTGGATGCTTATCTGTTGCATCATACAACACAATAGGCTTTACAGTCTTTTTAGTTCTATGAGTTTTTGTAGGATTGCTTTTGTATAATCCTATATTATCATCCTTTGTCCAGTCCTCATTTCCATCAAGGACAGGCAAATTAGTAACAAAAGTTTTTATATCAACAATTTGTTTTTCAAGGAATAATAAAAATGTAGCTGGTACACTTATTTGACTATCTCCAATAGTTAAATCACTAAATGCTTTACAGTTACCTATATCTTTTGTTAAAGATATATCTAGCAAATCAGATAAAGCCTTTTTCAATCCATTTAGAGATTCATCAACATTCATTAAAACCTTTTTTGACTCACTTGGCAAGGTTTCTCCATCTTCATTAACTGGACTGTATTGCTTTACAAAGCCGTTGAAATTGTCTGGCTTTTGATTTGCTTTATGTAAATTTGTGATTTCTGCGTATGATCTAGATTTTATGCCCTTTTCTACTGCAACAACTTGATTTAATTTATCCATAATTATCTCCTTTGTAGAATAATTATATATTTTACATATACATTTTTGCTTTTGTCAACAAAAAGTTTAAAACCATTTTCGTAATCTCCCGAAAATGGTCAATAAAAAATAACTTTTTCAAATGGGTCTCTTCCTCTCGATATTTCATACATAAGCCAACTGGCGGATAATGCATGTAATGCTAAAAATGTACATACATATTCTACCATATCTATGCTTCTGTAATGGTCGTATAAAGATAATACATCGTTATACGAGAATATAGTTGATTGTGCTAATTCTTGAACTTCTTTGTTAATACACGCCAAAATTATCACCTCGCCTTTGTATATATTCTTGATTAGTTTCAAGATGGGGAATCATAAAAGTTATTTTGTCACTATTTATTATTACATCATTCCATTCAATGTCATTATTGTTGTATTCTACGCCATTTATTTTTATACTAATATCATTAATCCCACCAATATTCAAGAGTTTTAAAATTACTTCATAGCCTTTAGTTATTTTTGGTTGCCTTGGATCACATTTACTGCAATATATACTTCGTATATTTGGATTGCATTTACACATATTTTTCACCTCTTAAAAATAATTTTTTATTTTATCGTATATGTTCGCTGGTGCATATATTACTTTATGCACGTGATTTACAATAACTTTATTTGGCACTAATTTAAATTTTTTAGCACAATTAATTTTAGCCAATTTCAATGATTTTGACTTATATTTTCGCTTGTTACCTTTGTAAAAATTAGGAATATAACATTTGTTAATTTTTATTATTTCGTACCCAAACAATGGGGATCTATTTTCTAGCAATCTTTTAAATTCTTTGTTATCGCACAAATTTGAATTGTCAACATAGTTGTTAGTAGATGTATAATTATTTTCACTTCCAGAACTAAATATTTTGCCCATTTCTGAATTCATATAATCGTCTAAAGCATTATACATAGACTCTTTTAATTCATTTTCTTCCGCTTCTCTTTGTTCTCTGAGTAATTTTTTTATTTTACCTCTGCTCGCCAAAATTATCACCTCGATTTTTTTCTGAATCTTGAATTATATCTTGTATTAACTTTTCATCAACATTTTTGCATTCCGAAAAATCCATAAAAGTTATTGAACCTATTATTTTTGTTTCGAAGTGGATATCCTTACCATTTTCAAAGCCAATATAATATGTTAATTTTCCATCTTTTACAACATCATCAAAACATGTTGCAAATTCAATATTTTCTAAATTTTGTAATATATAATCTTTAGCCAAGTTTAATTTATTTATAAGATCATCAACTATTTTTTTATTTTCATCCATAATTTTTCACCTCGATTTTATTATTTTACCACAAAAAAATAACCCCGAAGGGTTAAAAAATTTTATTTATAAATTCCTGCACTATTTGAAATACTACTGGATATTTTAAATAAATAAATAATACAATCAAAATCATTGCACAAGGCCACAACATATCGTCTTCTGGTGTTGGCGTAATCTGCCAATATTCATTATTCTTTTTCTTTATGTCCCACTTACTAGCCAATTTTATCAACCTCCCTAAAAATCCCATTTCGTACCATAAAAATTTATATCCCGTTTTAAATAAATTTCCGTTGTTTTTATTTTTTCATGACCCAATAGTTTCCTTACTAATTCTTTGTCACCAGTTCTATAATAAACAATCTGAGCGAATACCCTTCTGAAATCATGGGTACTCATACCATATTGACAACATTTATTTATTATTGTTTTGTGTGAGTATGGTTTATCAATTAATTTAAGATTTTCAAAAACATACTTATCTGGCAAAGTTTTAATTTTTCTCTCCTTATCTCCCTTGCCGTGTACAAACAAAACAAGTCTATTATTACTTATGTATTCAACATCTTTTTTTAAATCCAATTTTGATATTTCCTCAACTCTTAATCCTGATATCATCTGCAATTTGAACAAAGTTTTTAACTTTTTATTGCGAATTGCGTTGATTTTGTGTATAACAGTTTTTAATTGCAATTCTTCTTTTTTCTTTTTTTTGCCTTTACTAGCATTATAAAACATATTATTTAATTTGTCATCATGGTAAAACATTCCTTTAGACTTAAAATAATACTTAACAGCTGCCCGAATTTGGCAAATATAATTTTTTGATTTATTTTCGACTTTTTCAAAATAAATTTCATTTTTTTCAAAATCAAAAAACTTTTTTAATCTCGCTAAATATAGTTTTTTCGTGTTATTCGTCATATTTTACCTCCTGAGCAGGGTTTATTAGTGCGCCCGTTCGTCTTATCACTTACTCAAAATTTATCGTCCTTCGTCCGAAAATTTTTCGCTTCGCTCAAAGCTCGCCCGCTCGCTAGTATATATTTATATAAATATATACTTATTACAACCCTAATATTAAACTGCCACTCGCTCCACTCATACCAACCAATTCAGCCACCAAAATTCGACCAAAGCAAATCGAAATTTTTAAAAAATAAAGTCGCTGTTTTAGCGGCTTTCAAGGTTGGAATAATTTAACATGTAGCCGATTACTTCCCTAAATAAAATTGTCATTCATCCCAGTCATACTCTACTACTTCGATATTTTTTTTCTTAGCAGCAATTTTTTTTGAATTTTGCTTAAAATCAATAATTTTATCTTCCAAAGTCCTGATTAACTTTTCAGGCAAATAGTATACTTGAACTTCATCAAATGAAATATTGCGTCTGATATAGCAACGTCCTTTGTAATTTTCATTTATAGTCGTTGCTATGACATCATCAAGAACTATTTGACTAGTGTATCTATCAGCCAAGAAACATACTCTATAAATAAATTGACTCCTAGTTTGCCCTTGTAAGATGCCTACATCTGGTCGTTGAGTTCCAAAAATAAGATTAATACCTAAAGCACGTCCTAAACGTGCTAAGCTTTTCATTAATCCATCAATTGTTTTTTCCATCTCTTTTTTTTCATTGGGCTTTATAGTTGCATCTATGATCTCGGTGGCTTCTCCAAGTTCGTCTATAAAAAGAAACCACCTTTTCATATTTGTCCCAGTCTTCCTATTGTACTGGGTTATATTTTTTACTTTTGCAGATCTAAAAATTTTTACCCTGCGTTTTAATTCTGCTTGCAAAAATATTAAAGCATTTATTAATTCTTCATGAGTATAAACAACCTTACATTTTGACTCATATTCTTGAACGTCTAAGCCTTTAAAATCACCAATAATAACATTGTGTTGGCATTTAAGAGCTTGATAAATCAATAAATCCATAAACGCACTTTTCCCACTTCCAGGACAACCACCTATAAGAAGATTGCTCTGGACATTGAAATCAATATAATATTTTCCATGCGTTCTAACATTAACACCAACACAGAATTTCATATAATCAAGCCTCCTTTACCTCTTCTATTTTTGTCATTTCTTCTTCTAAAAATTCGTCTTGCCATTCTATACTTCCACCTTTATATCTATTCCTTTGCTTTTTAATACTCTCATGAACTGTTTTTAAACGTTCAATTTCCTTGTCTTTCTTGATTATTATTGTTTCCAATGATTTAACTTTCTTTCTATGCAAGTTATACAAACCTACAGGAAAAATTATAACTTGCAAAAGTATTTTAAAATTCTGAAAACTTTTTTCATTTTTTTCGTGTCTCCATGCTGAATATTCAGTATCTATTTCCCTTTTCTTTTCTAGGAACTTCGCTCCATGTTCCTTTAGTATCTGTAACTCATCTACAGATTGGATATTATATTTTTCAGCCCAGAATCTATCTTCAATTCCATATGTTTTATCACTCATTTTATCAACCTCCCATTAATTAATATTTACATAAATTGTTTATATAAGTCAATATCGTTTACCAGAATTTCCATCCACTTTCTTTTTTATCTTGTGTACTTTCTTTGTCTCCTAATAACTGATCTATGATGTTTATACTTTCCTTATGTTGCTTTGTACAGTTATCTAATTTATATTTTTTGCTTTCTTTTAGCCATTCTTGATTTAATTTCTTTGCTTCTAGTAATTCATCTTTAGTCATATTGCTATTTTTTAAAGTTTGATGATAATAACAATCTTCTTCACCGAACAGAAATTTTAATAATCCCATGTTCAAACCTCCTCAAAATCACTTTCGTTAAACTCTTCTTTTTTTATAAAAGTCTTCTTGCCCTCTGTTTCTAAATATTCTTTTTTCTTTAATTTATCGAATATCCTTAAAGCTTCACTTTCTGTAAGTCCCAATCCCTCGGCTACTTTTTTATAGCCTATTGCAATGTCATTTTCAGAATTTTCTAAGAGATATTCAAGATATTTTTTAATGTTCTCAATTTCTACAACTTTTTTTCGAAATCTATTTTCTTGTAGATCAGCTTCGATCAATTTTGTTTCTATCTCTGGATCTGGCTCGGATATTTGTTGAAATACTTGTTTTTTTGGTTGCTCTACAATTTCTTTTACTGCAACAACAACATTTTCATCAAAACTATTTTTAAGTGCCTGTAACTGCTTTAAATGCAATTGATAATTCATTTCTTTTATTAAATCAGCAGTCATTTCATCGGTAGACTTGATATAGTTTTTTTGCTCTTTTACACTTAATGTTTTAGTATAAAAGATAAGTATTTCTAGCATTATCGCAAATAGAATATATATCACTAGGACTAAGTTAGATGTTTTAACATTTAGCTTTTGGCTTAATGCCGTAAATATTGCATTATATCCATTATCTTTATTTACAACATTGTATTTAGCTATTTTCTTAGATAATTCTTTATTGTATTCTTGTTGTGCTGTCGTTAATCTGTTATTAATATCCTTCTTTCCGTCCTGCCAAGTTTGATTTAACTGTGTTTTATCTTCCCATTTAGGAGACTTTGATGTAAATGCTTCTAGTGTTGGATAACTATTTAATTCAGTCTCAATACTTATAATATTTGATTTTAGTTGTTTTAATTTATCTTGTTGTTTTGTATATTCGCTATTTAGTGTTTTAGTAGAAGATTCTTTATTATATTTGTTTATAAAACTGCTTGATATAGCAAGAAGATTGAAGGAAACTAAGATTATAACTAATATTCCAAATACATTTCGCTTTATACCTTTACTTTGTAAGGCTGTAATAAACATACTTGGTTTTACTAAGTCGAATATTATAGCCATTATTGCAAGTTCTATTGCAATAGAACTGTAAAATATAAAACTATATAGTAAGGACAAACTTAACAAACTAAAATGTAAAATTGTAAATTTTTTCATTAAAATTCCCCCTGGTTTTTATTTATTTTTCAAAGTACAAACAAACATTCTTGTTTACTCACACCAGAGGGATATATTATAATTATATGCATAACAATATCCTATGGTGTTGTTACTTGGATAGTGCCATTTACTTTAGGCGGTGCGTGGTGCTATCCCTTTAATTTAATCTTTCTTTTCTTCTTTTACTCTTTTCAAGTAGTCAGGTAAATAAGTTTCTAAAACTTCATTGACAATCTTGTTTATTGATTTTCTTGTTAGGTAACTTATTTCTCTTAGGTTATTATGACTAATTTCGCTTATTGGTATTGTAATTTTTGCCATACTTTCCTCCCTCCTTCAAAAAAATATTTACCTTACAAATATAATTATACCACTATGCCAGCATACTGTCAAATGAAAAATTATTTCAGCTTAAACCATACTTAGCAAATATATTTTTAAAATAAATATAGGTTTGAGTTTTGCTAAAAAATTTTAGTTTCTTGCTCGACATAAATTTATTGAGATTGATTGAAATGTGATTTTAATATTAGCAAGAAAAAATGTATTAAAATTTTTGTGGATTTTTTTATTAAAGTTTGGGATAATTTTATTTAAATTTATTTAAAGGAGAATAAATAAAATGAATTACACAGGTGTACCAAGTTTATTTTACAAGAATACTGAAAAGAAGTTTAAAATACTTGGGGGAAAGAATGGAAAATTAAAATGTAAATGTGGAAAGTTAAGATACAAGGGAGTTGACTTATGTCCTGATTGTTATAAAAATAAGATAATGTATTATGTCTGTAAAATAGATACAGAAGAACAAACGGGGTATTATGAATCAAACGAAATACACTTATTAGAAGGTATTGATATAAATAATGCAATGTATAGAAGTGGGATTAAAGATATAAATTATGACAGCGAGCATTATATATTAAGAATACCTAAAGATGTTAAAGAATTTACAACCAAAAAAGAAGCGGAACTATATATAAAATCAATAAAGGAGGGAAAATAATTAAATTTACATGGTTTGAACAAACTGTAAAATTGAAAGTCAATAGAAATTTATGGACTAAGATTAAAAATAAATATAAAGTTAGGTCGTTAAAGGAATTGTTTAAAATATTATTGGGAGATGATTGATAAATGGATATATACGTATACGAAGAAGGAATGAGTTGTGAAGAACAAGTTAAAGGTGCATATTGGGAAAGAAATATGTTAGTGTTGCTATTGGCAAATGTGATGAATGAATTACATAGCAAAGAAATATATGGGAGTATGAAAGAATCTGGCTGGTATTATGATACTGATGGATGGAAAAGGGTTATATCACTTGAAAGAGGTAAGTATTGTTTTCATATTCCTGATGATTTCAATATTGGGGATTTGCCACAGATTGAGAAAAATTGGGATGGGCATACAACTGAGGAAAAATGGCGTAGAGTATGTTTTAAATGTGGAGTAAAAACAGTGAGAGTATGGGAAGCTGATGATGGAATGCAATTTACGGAACCTGGGGCATGTGTTGAACATAATGTAAAATTGAGTGGGAAAGAATATTCTCAAGAAGAAATTAGGCAAATGGTTAATAATTGTAAATCAAAACTTATTATTATTTGACAAATAATTTTTAGAAAATTAAAATGGTTGCTATATTAAATTTAAAGGAGATTGAAATGGATATATACATAGGCACAAAAATGATTGAAGCAGAAAAAATGAGTAAGAAAACTTTTGAAATTGAGAAATATGGTAAAACAGATAATACAATTGAAGATATGGAAGGATACAAAGTAAGATATTCTGATAACTATGTTTCATGGAGCCCTAAGATAATGTTTGAAAAAGCTTATAAGAAACTTAATATCGAATCAGGATTAGATTTAAAAACGATAAAGAGTGATCTTATAACAACAGATAATACATTCATTGAGCATGATAACAATACTTTTAATTCACCTCATAACTATATTATTAGAGGTATCGAAGGTGATATTTTATGTGGAGTACACTTTCAAGAAGGTGCTATTAAAGAAACAGGATTAAACGGAATCTTTATGGAAGACCTTATTGCAATATGCATAAACAGACTTGAAAATTTTCAGAATAGCGATTTTAGATGTCGTGAAAATGCTTGTGCTATAACTAAATTAGAAGAATCGTTGATGTGGTTAAGGAAGAGGACTAATAATAGACAAAAACGTGGAGTTCAAGGAACTTATGTTAAGTAATTGACAAACAACAAAATAGTGATAATATAAATTTATTCTTTTTCTTTTGGTTAAAATTATTGAATTATATTTTGTGTTTTTATCGGGAAATTAATATACGGTTAAAAAATAACCACTGGTGATATAAGGCCAGTGGTTATTTTTTTATTGGTCTATGATTTTTTAAATTAAATAATTGCTTTAATAATATCACAAAAATTGTATTGAATATTTTGAGAATTGTCAATAAAAAAATAAGGCTAGCATAAGGGTAGAATGATTTTAACGTATGGACATGCCAGCCTTTAAAGTATTTAACAGTTTTTTTATGTTGCATCTCTGCATATAAAAAATATATAATTTCTACGCCAACATTACAACATTTGTCATATAAATTATATATTTAAAATAAAATTACTTTATATCAGAAAACATAAGTTGTAATTACAACTAAAGATACTCAGTTACATTAACATATTATGTTAATCGAGTCAACCTTTTTAGGCAAAAAAAATAAACCTAGCAAGTTGCTAGGAAGTTAACGGGGCTAGTTTTGTTTTGGTTAGTCAAAACTAAAGTTTAGATTGTTATTACAAAGATAATAATTTATATTGGCAATAATGTCAACAAAAACAAAAACTCGATTTTATCTCAATGAAAGGCTTGGGATAATCAAGTTTTTGTTTGTCATAATTATCTACAAATGATAAATAAATTTATTTTTTATTATATTTATATTATATATACTTAATAAGATTGTCAACTATTATTAGGTTTACATATTTTTACTATGGTCAATATGCCAACTGCCACAACTAAGATACCAGCGATAACTAAAGCTACATTTTCACTTTCGCCAGTTTTTGGCAAACTATTATTTCCATAAACTACATTATTAGTCGGATTAACTGTCGGGTCTACACTTGGGTCTATTGTTGGCTCTGTAGATTCACTTGGAGAAATAGACTCGCTCGGTGATATCGATGGAGAAGTAGACTCACTTTGTGTTGGTTTCGGTGTGGGAATAGTCCAGTCACATCTCAAGTATAACCATTTTCCCTTTGACCATACTCTTGTTGTATTAGGTTTAAATGGTCGCATGCTCAAAAGTTTCTTATAATCATTAGTAACTTCGCTATTTTTTACACCATTAGATGTCTTAGTTATTGTATTTTTTATAATTGTTGGTCTAAACTTCACTTCACAACCTTTGTATTTTCCCTTTACAAATTTATAGCCAATTACATGTATTTCTTTTATTCCTGGCTGTTCTGGTACTGCATTTTCGTGTTCTTGCACTACTGTTTTAGTCACATCGAATACACATGTTAATTTTTTAGTCTGACTATTAAGTTCCCATGTAACCGTTATTGATTGTTCACCAGGTTCTTTGTTTAATTTATCTGTAAAAGTTTTATCAATGGATGATGTTGCATCAATTTTCCCCTTTACTGTAATAACATAATCCAATGTTGAATCTGTCTCGTTAAAAGTTGCATTAGCTGTAATATCGTAATTTGTTAATACTTGAGTCGGGTCGGCAATTCTTTTATCAACTTTTTCTACCGCACTCCATGTTGATTTTTCAGGAATTTCCGCTTTTGCAGGAATATATTCCTGAGTTTTAACTTCTTTTGTTACAAAGGTACCGCCATATTTATCTATTTGGCAATATACCCCAATTGTCATAATGCATATAAATGTCATTATTAACAGTAAACTAAATATTTTTTTCATATTTTACTCCCCTTTTCGTTAAAATAACACAATAAATATATATTATATTTATTTTATAATCAAGTTTATTTTATAAAGTAACCAAATCCATGTCGGCTCCTAATAATTGATTTATTAACATGTAAGCAACACCTTAACTTATTGTTAATTCTGCAAATATGTGTAGATATAGCATTGCTTAGTTCCTCAATGTATTCTTCTCCAAGATATATATTTTTGTGTATTTCACTAGTTGACATTACACAAGGACGATTTATAAACAAAAATTCCAATATCTTAAATTCGGTTATGGTTAAATTCATTTTTTTATTGCTTTCTTTATGTAATAAAATGTAATTAGTTTTATCTAAGGTAAATTCAGAATTATTTTCTATTTCAATTTGATTTTCATTTTTTATTTCTTCTACCAATGTTTTCAATTCATTTTGTATAATATTTACTTTTTCTATTAGATTATTTAATTTAATTATTGTGTCTTTTGTCATTTTTACATACCTAAACTTTTTTGAGTTTGCGGGCCAACTATCCCATCGACTTCTAATTTTTTAAGCTGCTGATATATTTTAACTGCATTTTCAGTCTTGGGTCCAAAATCACCATCTATATCAATTCTTAGGCTATTAAAATAATCATTTATTTTTTGCTGGATTACTTTAACTTGCTCGCCTTGGATACCTCTTTTATATACAGCACCAACAAAATTGCTTATCTGATTTTGACCAGGTATATAATTAACGCCTAGGTATTTACAAATACCCCGGCAAATTTCTTCGCTACATTCTCGCCTATAATTTTCCGACTTCATTAATTCCGCTTCTTTGTGATTGTCCATAAAACCGCATTCGCAAAGAGCTGCAATCATATTTGTCTCTCTTAATACGTAAAAATCAGCACTTTTTACACCGCGATTTTTTAGTGGCGTACCTTGCATTAATTCATTATGTATCAAGGTAGCTAACCTTTTGCCATCTATGCTATTATTCCAATAATATGTCTCTATACCACCAACACCATCATTCCAATTGTTACCCATGGCGTTATAATGTACACTGACAAACACATCACAACTAGCGCGATTAGCAATATTACACCTATCAGCTAAACTATTATCATTTCTGCTAGGACTGCAATCAATTGGCTCTATTCCACATCTTTTTAAAGCTTCTATCAAGTAAACTTTTGTGTAATGATTAAATTCATTTTCTTTGTATCCGTCAGGCGTTCTCTTTCCGCAAGTTTCGACACCATGACCATCGTCAACACCAACTCTATACATGTTTTCACCTCCTAGAATTTTTCTACATCTTTAGGGTTGTTTAAAATCCCTACAACTGTTAACATCTCTAATATAGAATTAACGATTGCTTTTGTAGCATCTTCTGTTATGCCGATCTTTTTATATAGTCCTAAATTACCTATAATTAGCAAAATAGATGTCGTAATTGACATCCATACCACCTTACTTTTTAGCCTATTTTGTACTTTACTTTTATTGTTATTATCTGTGCTGAACTTTATAGGCTGTATATCATTATATTTATTTATATATTTATTCATATCGCTCTCACTTTATAACAAAATTAGCTATAGCACCAATTATGGCAATTATTACGCCACTTAAAATAGCTATATTAGTTCGTGTTATAGAATCCATTTTATTTCTTATATCTTTAATACTACTTTTCATGTCCTTTATGTTTTCTTTTACTGCACTTACATTGCTTTCAAGGACTTCGTATCTTGTTTGCAAGTGTTGGACTTCTTTTCTTAGTGCTTCTATAATTTCTTTATTTATACATTTATGTTCCATATTTTACCTCGTTTAATTTAGTTAATTGCTCTCACAATCATATTGCAACTATCAGCATAACCACCAGCAATTCTATTTTCACTAGCATGAGAAGCACTAAAGCGAACATATCCATAAATCAAATCATTTTCTACTACTGCAACAATGGCATGGCTATGTTGAGTTATCCAAGGTTCTTGACCTGTCATGCGAGCAGCACCAATAGCATAAGTTAATTGAGTACTATTTTTATAAACATGAATACTGGAATAACTTCCTGTAGTTCTTTCGTTCCATAGATCAAGAAAAACTAAAACCGAATTAACGCCTTTTCCAATTTTAACGCCATAATTTCCGGAATCATAACTTAAACGACTACCTATTAGTGCTTTCTGACTGTTAAACTGAACTTTGGCTTGATTAGTATCTGTAATAGTTTGAGTGCTATTTCTGTTAATCATTATACTATCTACAAACGGATTGCCGATTATTTGAGTAATGACAAACTGATTACCAATCTTCATCAAAACAACATTTGACCCCACGCTTAAACCTAATAAACCAGTAGTTGCCTTACAATTAATTGCCCCATCATCGGGATATATTTTTACTTGAAGCGGATCTAAGTCATAAACCGTTGCAGTAAAGAATTTATTATCAGGTTTTTTGTTAATTATATAATCATAAATATCCATCAATAGGTACTCCGTATTCGCTTTATTTTAGTTTGCACCATACTTCCAGGGCTTAGGTTATAGGTTAAATATTCTATTTTATATACACTGTCAATGTCTAGTAGAGTATTTTTAAACCTGTATCCGTCCCCTTGCCAAGGTAAACCGTCGTTTTCCCTAGCACTAATAAAAGCATGATTATAATTAACACTTTCTTCTATTTCAAGCATTTTCAATAATTCTCGTCTTGCTCTTAAGTCTACGTAATCCTGACTTACTGCTTCAGATTGAAATATTTTTGTTATATATCTCCCTAAGCTAGAATAAGAAAATGGATGATTATCTAAGTCTTCATCTTCGAATGTCCACACCTTATAAAGTGGTGCTGTATCTTGGCTTAATTGATTATTTATGATTACAACTCTGTTATACATTTCTGTATAGTCTAAATTAAGGTCAATTCCCGAATTATATATTGACAATTCATTGTCAATGAACGTATAACAAGAATTTATTTCACTATCCCAAGGGATAGCCCTAAACACACCGTTACCATCTGCCCAAAGAGGGTAATAATTGATCATATTCAGCAAACTATTGATTATAAATAGTTTGCTCTTGCCTAACTCATAACTAACATCAGTTGCTAGAACTTCGGTAGATGGTACAATATCAGCATTAACCCACAACATGGTATAACTATATAACAATGTTTCTATCAAGTCAGTCACTACTTCACCAGCTTCGAATGTAGTGCTATTTATTGTTTTATCTTGTTCTAAGGCTAATAATAAATCAAAACCTTGTATTTGTCTTGATACCATTTTACCGTCAGATTTTTTGCTGGGTACTGATAGCATATAAGTCCCTAACGGATATTGATATACATCATTCAATACATACCAAGGTCTTATTAAGTCGCTTAAATAGTTAATATCAGTATTATTTCTAATGTTGAAATTTGCCGATCCTATTACATCCCTAGTAAAATTTATATTAATATTAGAGCTATCTCTAATTACATAGTCCGTAATCCATCCAGCATTTTCGTATTTTTCGTTATTTAAAGATAATAGCTCAAATTTAAAATTTTCATATCTATTCCCGGTAAAGATACTCACTAACTATCACCACCCTCAACCCTTATAATTTCGCAAGAAAATTGATAAGCTTCATGATCTTTCTTGTTAAAATTAGAGTTAGTAATAGCACAATAAAACCATCTATTTTTCCAGTCTCTAAAAACTATATCATTAGTAGAATTTATAATTGATGTCATCGTGTCATAGTCCGTAAATAGCAAGTCACACCCAAAACTTATATTTTGATTGATAGAAGTCCCTGTAAATTTAACTGGATAAGTGCGACCTTCAAATTTATTTAGGGTTATATCAGGATTTATTTTCTCGCCAAAGTTTATATCACCTGTCATAACAAGATAATTTTCAAAATTATTACCTGTATTAAAGATATAATCACCTGTCATATTGATTGTTACATAACTTGCCACCGATGAAGCGATTGTCGGTGTAGCACTAACGGAATCAACGTAATAATATGTTGTGCCTCCAATATTAGGAACATAGTCAACAACTGTTGTGTTTAAAGGTATATCTTCGAGTATTAATTCGTAAGTAGTCCCACCGTCTAGACTTCTATAAACATTATTAGTAACAGCTTCTATTTCCGCTCCTTCTGGACTTGGATTTGTTATGGCTATATTAACTAATCCATTGACTGTATCTTCTGTTAATACAATTGTTGGTGTTGGAGGTACTGCAAAAACTGTGTTGAATTCTGTTTCGGTTTCCAAACTCCATAAGTTAGTGCTGTCTTTAACCTGCAAAGTTACCGTATAAGTTGCTAGATTACTTAATTGTGTAGTAAAATTAACTGTTTCTGCGCTACTAGCCACCGATTGAGTTTCTAATAATACATCATTGTTGTCATATAATTTAGCTAAAAACTCAGTTTGGGCAACTCCTGTAAAACTCCAAGTCATAGTCAAGAAACTAGAAGCATAATCGTCTGCTACGGTTGGACTTGTTATTGTCCCGATTGGCTTAGCATAACACGCAAATTGTTTTTCTGTGCTCCAAGCTGAACCAGTGCTATAAGCTCCCCACGTTTTAACTTGATATTTATATATTGTGCTACTTGAAAATGTTTCAGCCGCAAAAGTGTGACTTGAAGTGCTAGAAGCTGTTTCGTTTACTTGAGGAGTTCCGGGATAACTACCACCACTTACCTTGTATTGAATACTGTATTTTGTTTGGGTACTGCCATCAAGTGGATTATGTTGCCAGGTAAATATTTTTTCGTCTGCACCATCGAAAAATTGATTGTCAGGGCTTAAATTAGTCGGTGCCGATGGTGCTTGCAATATCGTTAATTCATTTGATTCAACATAAGCACTTGATAAATTACCATATTCATCAGTTAGAGACTTAACCCGATATTTTACAATACTAGGAGGTGTTGTGTCCGTCCAACTTGTAGTTCCTGTGGCGACTTCTACCTCGTTAACCCATGATTGCCATGTTCCACCAGAATATTCCGAACTTTGTATATAAAAATGGTTTTCATTACTACTATTATCAGTCCATGTTATATTAACGCTAGTTCCAGAACTAGCGGCAACAACATTACTTGGTGCGGCTGGTGTCGTATTAACATAATCAGAATAAGTAAATGCTGAATAGGCAACATAATTATATGCATTTATCGCATATTTATATTTCCTATTTGCGATAACTGTAGTGTCCGTAAAGCTTGTTGCACTACCGCTTAATGTTGCTATCTCATAATAAGTACCAGTTACATTATCGTATCTCTGTACTTTTACAGATGTGTAAGGATTATCTTCGCTTGCGTTGTTAGTAAAACTTAATGATATGCTTGTATCGCTATTCCTTGTTGCTGTTAAACTACTTGGTGCTGTTGGTGCACCTGTAACAAAAACACCAACTAACAAGCCTTCGCCAGTGTCTTGACTATAACCCGACATCGAAACCAAGGAGGGAAATCCATTTGTATTAGTTTTCCGATAACTGTCTACAGCCGTATTTGTTCCAGCTATATGAGCACCTGTAGGATTACGATATAAGCCTACATAATAATTACCAGCTGTAACTACCAATGGTGTAGGTAATGTAATCTCTTGCCACGCCTGACCGCCTACTGATTCGCTACCAGCTGCCATTGAAAAACTATCTGATTGTGTTAAAACATATGTGTTTTCAGCCCACATGCATAATCTACATAATACCGCACTACTTCGAGCACTAGCATAAACCCTAATTTTAGTAATTGCATAAGTTCCACCAATGTAAATATAAGCCGCTTCTTGGTTAGATGTATTTGTTCCGAACCAGTCATAATCATTAGGCGTTGGAGGTGTGCTGTTGTTGGTTACATTATAATACCATCCCATTAAGAAGCACCCCCTCTAGCTACGCTTTCGGATTTTATTTGATTTAAAAAGTTCTTTAATTTTACAACATCGTTAATATCATCAAAATTTATATTTAAATAATTATTTATAACTGTATTATTATTTCCGTTTGAATTAATTCCATCAGCTTGTCTAACTTGTTTTCCTGCTAAAATGCTTCTAGTATCTCCATTATTGTATACATAAGACCCTTTTGGCAATGCTAAAAGTTCAGGGCCTTCTTCGCCGACTAAAGTTAATCCTTCGGCTGGCCCACCTCTCGCCTTACCTGTTATACCTTTAATTATAGTGTTAATACCTATAGATACAGATTTGGTGAATGAAGGTAGCTTAATACTGTCAATAAAAGATGATAATACCGAAAAAGCCGAAGTTACACTTTCTTTAGCCTTTTTTGTATCTGTATTAGCATTAATATTAACTTTCTTTGTTGTGTTGACAATGTTGTTACTATTAGCTGTAGTTTTAACATCATCATGTCCTTTATTTACACTACTCTTAGCTGGCTCAGTATTAACATTAGCATTAATAGTAACCTTTTCAGTTTCGCTAATATGACCACTTGCTATTTTTAATTTTATTTCTTCATTATGTTTTTCAATTTGATTTCTTACTTTTTCATCTTTTATACTTCCATCAACTTCAATAATTTTATTTCCTTTTAGTTCCTTTTTTATTTGAGTTTCTAAAAGCCTATTATTACTTTCGATTTGCTGGCTTGCATAGCTAGAATCAATATCTAAAGTAGTTTTATATTTTTTATTATAAGATTTTTCTTCTTTAGATAATTCTTTGATCTTGCTATCCAAATCTTTATTTGCTTCATCAATTTTTTTCTGCGCTTCTTCTTTCCCCTTTACTGTTGTTGCCATTTCGTATTCTCTAGTATATTTTTTCTTCTCTGCAAAAAGTTTTTGTATATCCATATCTAGCAAATCAAGTGCCGCTTTTGCCGCCATTTTTGCATTACTCGTATCTATTTTGTCAAAACCAAAAAATGAATCAATTTTACCAGCACTAACTCTTAATTCAAGCTGAAATCTTTTAATCGCATCATAAGCGTCTTTTATAGTTTGTATTATATCTAATATTGTAGATGCCGCATTCGAAATATCTGTAACCGCATTAGCTACAGATGTCGAAAAATCATCTAAATTTTGATTATTTAGACTAGAAAACGTATTAGCTATACCGTCCACAAATTCATTAATTTTTTTACCTAAAGTTTCTAATGATTTTCTAGTATTTTCTAATGATTCTTGGAAATTCTTATCATCAACTTTTGCCAATTCTTTTTTATCGCCAGATAGTATAAATTTTATTGCAGGTATCCATTGCTCTTTTAGATAACTATATACTTCTATAGCTTTGTCTTTTATACTGTTAAAAGCATCTGCCAATTGATCCATATTAGCAAATTTTAAACCAGCTAATAAAGCAACTAATCCACCTAAGGCACCAGCACCAATCAGTATACTAATAGCTGTTGCTATAAGTCCAACAGGTGTAATAATAGCAGAAAATGCAAAAGCCAATCCAGCAACGCCAGTTATAGCCATGCCTATAATTGTAACAATAGGTCCTATTGCGGCGAGTAAACCAGCAAAAACACTAATAATTGTTAAGGTAGACTTTGGTAGTGCGGCAAATTTATTAACTAAGTCCAAGACAACGTTAGCCATTTTTTTAATAACATCATTGTTGTTAAAAGTCTCATATAGTTTGATTCCTAGTCCCTCTAAACTAGATTTAATAAGTGTAATTCTACCGCTTAGAGTTGCTAATTGTATGTCAGCCATTTTCTGAGCTGCTCCACCACTATTGGCAATTGCTTTAGTTAGCTTTTCGACATCTTCGGGAGTGGCGTTAATTATTGCTTGCCATGCTTTTATTGCATTTTTCCCGAATATAATAGATGCGTTTGATGCTTGTTGAGCAGGAGTTAACTTACTAAAGCTTGATCTTATATTATCAATTAATTTATTAAGTGGTATCATTTGCCCCGATGCATCAGTCATATTTATGTTAAGTTTTTTCATTGCTAACGCTACATCATCAGTAGGAGATACCATTCTTAATAATCCAGTGCTAAACAATCTTCCTGCTTGACTTCCTTTGATGTTACTATTTGCCATTAATCCCATTGCCAAAGAAACGTCTTCTAATTTATATTTAAGCATACCAGCGGTACCAGCACCAGCCTTGAAAGCTTCTCCCATTTGAGCAACATTTGTATTACTGTTAGAAGCGGCTTTTGCTAAAACATCAGCGAAACGAGCTGATTCGTTAGCTTGCAAACCTAATGCCTTCATACTTCCTACGACATAGTTAGATGTACTGGCTAAATCCTCGCCAGATGCGGCGGCTAAATTCATAATACCCTCTAATCCGCCTAACATTTCTTGTGTTTTCCACCCTGCCGAAGCTAAATAATATAAAGCATCAGCCGCTTCTTTTGCGGAAAATTTTGTCTTGATACCCATTTCTTTTGCTTTGTCTGAAAGTTTTTCCATATCTTTAGCAGAAACACCAGCCATAGCCTGAACTTTTGCCATTCCAGCCTCAAAATCCATTCCGACTTTTATAGCGGCGGCACCAATCCCAAGAATAGGAAGTGTTACGCTTGCTGTTAATTTTGTTCCAACACTTGTTAATCCTGCACCTATGCTTTGTAATCTACTACCTAAGTTACTTGCATAAGCAGAAATATTTTGAGTAAATGACTGTGTTTTTTGTGTTGTTTGATTTATTTTTACATTTAATTGGGTAAATTGATTGTTAATTTGTGTTAATTGTGGAGAAATATTGTTGAATCCTTGTAACGAAATTCTACCAACTAAGTTATATAAATCCAATGCAATACCTCCCTTCTAAATTACTTTTTATTGCCTTTATCTTTATTTATAATCGCTTGTATTCTTGCATCATCGACAACAATCGTATTTGTAACTTGATTTAAACTATTGTTATACTGTTTTATCTTTTGTTTTTTCCAATCATCAAATAAAATAGGTTTATCGTGGTTTTCGTGTATAAATATATCCCAGCTACGCTTATCCTGTTCTTGCTCTAAGGCTTTAAAATATAGCTTCACACCTTTTTGAGCGGGTAATTTTAAGATGTAATTTATATCTGAATATCTGGACAAAAGTAAGTCAAGAACATCTATTCTGCTTACTTTTGAGATAAAAAATCTTTCACCGCTTCGACAATTTCGTCTTTTATTTCGAAAATAATTTTAGAAATATCTTTTATTCCTAGTTTTGAAGCTTCATCAATAGAAATTCCCTTATAACAAGCAATAAATTCTTTAACGGATAATTTTGCTTTACCAAGATTGCCAATAATAAATTTAATAATTGATGGCAATACATCAACCCCATATTTTGTTTGAATCGACTTAATTTCAGCTTCTTGCTCATCTGAATTCTTTATTTTATAAGCTTTTCTTAATTCTATTTGCATATTTTCTTTATCTTTTGCAGAAAGTTCAAATGGCATCTTTTCTATTTCCATTTCTCCGAAAATATCAAACAAAATTAAAACTTGATCTAAATTCAACATTTTTCGTAATCTCCTTTAATTAAAAAAGATCAAGATAATATAAAATGAGATTACACTATCTCGACCTAATAAACTTTATTTATAATTAATCAATATATCTAATTTCATAAGGTGGTGTAGTTAGCGCATTACTTGCATAACATCCCTCGTATTCAACGCCATTTACTATTTCCTTCTTTGCGGCAAAGTCTAATTGTGTATTACTAACCATCAATGGATTATAAACAATTATAATTACACCTTTACCAGCGTGCGTGTTCCCAACAAAAGTTATATCGGTCAAATAGTCTGCATCTGCAATTTCTACATCCTCAATTATTTTATGATATGCGCCTTCATCTGTTACGGTAAAACCACCACCGTATACAAAATTAGTATAATTAACAGCCAAAGCATCAATTTTTAAGCTCGGTATAATCTCAGTTTTCCTGTTTAAACCCTTTATTTTTCCTAATTGTCCTGCAACTTCTATATTATGGATTTCCCTTTTAACACTAAATGTACCACCGTTTACTGCTCCGTATTCTGTCCCACCTGCATTAGTATAATCTTTATATATCTTACCCATAGCCAAAACTATGTCACTTTGGGCTGGCGCGGTTACAGCTTCAACACCTATACTCATTTAATTCACCTCTTTATTTATAAATATGCATTTCGTAAGGTACTGTTGTCATAGCACCCTTTAGATAATGACCTGTATATGTAATATCGCTTACAATTTCGCTTTGTTTGGCTATTTCTCCAGATAAGTTTTCATCACACAAAGCATTTTTGATAATAATCTTAATTGCTTTTCCATCATGGGTATTGCCTACCCAGGTTAAATTATCTAAGTAATCGCCATTCTCAATGTTGGCTCTTTCGAGTATTTTTCTATACGTTTCTTCCTGAGTTAACGTAAAACTTCCGCCATTTATCGGAACTAAAGCAGATTTACTTATATTTTGTAATAAGAATATATTGTCAATATAAGCATCAAATTCAGCTGTCGGACTTCCTTCGACGTGAAGAGCTACGCCAGTTATTGCCGACCAATCACCAGTTCCGACCTCTGTAAATGCAGACTTAGCAACTTTAAATACATTCCATCCATTAACTAAATCATCATATGCTACATCATAATGAAAATAATTAGTAAATGTATTATAAGCATCACAAGGCAAGACAAATCTTAAGCTAGCAGGATTTAAATTTGTTATTTCAGCTGTAGTAATATATATAGCAAAACATATATAATCAGCATCAGCAGAAACCTCGGCATTATCAAATTCGGTTAAATCAATCGCACTTGCAAAAGCTTTATGTATTCCGTGTCCGTCCGTGCTTGCTGTTATCTTTGCCGATCTATCTTCGTGCTGGTATAAAGTTGTTTCCGCCGTATAATTTCCTCCGGTATCATCCCAATCCTTAGAAGCCCACGCAACACTGTCTAAACTATTTATATAACTTATTTCTTTTTTATTTAAATATCTTAATGACAAAAAATTGAATTTTATTTTAGGAATTATTTCCGTTTTCCGAACAAAACCTTTTACTTTTCCTAATGCTCCATCAAAATCAATTGCTTTTAGAGTTCTAGCAACATTAAACGAACCACCCCTTGTTGCTCCTACTTCTAAAACATCTGGACAACCATAGTTGGCATATACCTTACCAGCCGCTAATATAATGTCACTTTTTTCCGGAGCAATAATTGTTTCCACTCCTATACTCATTTAATCACCTCACTTTACCGAACGATTAATATATATCTTTGATTAATGCGATATATATTTTGCTCTGTGTCGGGAATTTCTCCTTCGAATTCTAAGTAACTTCTATAAAATCCCTCTGCTTCACACTGATAAGTATAATCGAAGCCTGGTATTGTTAATTCTCCATCTACATAAACGCCTTTTTTGACTAATTCGGCGGCTTCTTTTACGGCTGAACTATCCAGACTATTATCCCAGTAATCTATTTCCAATACTCTATCTATCCGAATGTCTATAACAGGATTTCCAGAAGGTATTTTAAATACTAAATATGGAAATGGAGAAATTCCGTATTGATTTTCTTCGTAAACGTCTATATCAACAAGGCTTTCCAACCTTGATTTTATATAAGTCTTTAAATCACCCAATTCCATTCCTAAACCCCGCTTCTATTATTGCGTTAATTTCTGCCATGTGATTATCAACGGCTATACGGAAAAATGGATGTGCTGCCATTTTATAAGTTCCATATTCTTGATATACAGCATATTCGCAAAAGTTCCAGATAACCAAAGTATTACTATCTTGCAATGCATAACTGTTATGTGATTTTAGATTACCTGTATCTACAGCTACATATTCATCCATCTTGCTTTTAATAAATTTCCCGACTTTTTCCAATACGGACTTTTGAGTTTCTTCAAATTTTCTTTTAAACTCATTAGTATTATCAGTAAATGTAACCATAAAACATCACCATTCATCACCGCTCATTGTCCATATAGGGTCACATTCATTTGCCGTATCTGCCGTATAGCTATATAAACCCTTATTACTTATTAATTTTTGGCTATTAGTCAATTCTATAGTTCCATCCATTATCTTCTCTAACTGTTCATAAGCTGAATCTTGCCATTTTTTAACTACAGGAGGTATTTGACCAGCTGAATGTAAAACCAATACTTGTGCGACTTCCGAAGCCGCCATCCTGGCAGAAATATACTTTAATTTTTGCATATCGTCCATGTCCGTAATAGGTACTGTATATATCCGCTCTAGTTTTGCATCAATAATCGTGTCAGCGTCAGAAATATATTGCTGTAGTTCTGTTAAGGTTACTTTGCTTGTATTAGAAAAAGTAACCCACTTAATTAATGCTTGTATGTCGTTAGAATCACTATAAGCCATGTCTTATACCTCCTTAATTATATTTAAGTAATAGTATCTGTTTTCGCCTTTATTGCCTTAAGATAAGCTATTATACTAGTTGTTCCTGCTACATCTGCTAATTCTCCAACTTTTTCAGATATAGCCTCTAATGAATCGGTAGCGGCACTAAATGTAGCTCCTATATCTTTGTTTTTAACATCAACAAGAGCATTAGCAACATCGGCAGTAGCACAAGGAGAAGCGGGCAAATTATCAGTTTTAGCTTTTATTGCCGCTATCTCTGTATCGGTATAGCTTTTTACATCATCTACAATTGATTTAATTGCCGCTATGTCAGCACTGACACTCGCGCCAGCAGGAGCACCAAGCCTTGAGTATATAGATGCTATATCATCTACAGCCAAAGCACCGCCAGAACCGCCAGAAAATCCAGCACCAGCCCCAAGATCAAAGCAACCATTACATTCCCATGTTGAGCCTGTAATTGTATCTACCACGTTTTTACTTAAGTTTGTAGTAGATGTAACAAGAAAGTCACAATTCTTTACAATTACATTTGTACATGCAGTTGTAACAAAATTGATTACGCCTGTTGTTACCTTTCCTAAAAATCTACATCCATCAAATAACGCGCCAGCAACGCCATTCATCTTGAATACCCTTGCGTTAGCATCGCCACCAGTATAACCATTATGGTAATGTTTATACACTGTTAACCTTGCACCAGTGCAAATAAAAGCATCTACAACTTCTTTGTCTGTTACGTCCCTTGTTTCACATTCGATTAATGTACAGTCAGCACCGCTAATTGTACCGAATGTAACAACTTGATCTACAGCAGTTATAAATAATAAGCCAACAAGTGTAATACTTGCCGCACTAATCGTAAATGTTGCACCTGTGTGACCAAAGTTAAATGTCGCTCTATCCGTTCCCATACCTGTACTAATTACAGTTATACCAGCAATATCAAACACCGCTTTTGCTCCTGTAGTAGTGTAAGTTTCCGAATGTCCAGGAGCCAATAAAATAACATCACCATTGTTTGCAGTGCATTTATTTATTGCACCGTCCAAAGTTGCCAAAGGATGCGCCCATGACTTACCTGTATTAGTATCGCTTTTATTACTTGCAGTGCTGTCAACATAATAAGTATTGCCATTATTAGATATAATAGCCTGATTACCTATTGTTAATTGACTTCTTATATGTAACTTACCTGTAGTAAGTTGTCTAAAATTTCCGATAAAATCGCTCATATATACTTACCTCCCTTTAAAAAGGGGAACTCCTGATTATTTATATCAGGGATTCCGATTTTATTTATATTTATTATTAAGATATAACGTTATTGAGTAAATATCCTAAGTCACTACCTACGACTTTAGAATCAAAGTCCATAGCACACTCAAAAACATCACTGTGTATTTTTTCTTCTCTCCATCTCCAAATTCCCCTAATAGCCCCAGTTGATTCCTCTGGAAATACAAAAGTATATAATGCTGTTGCAGTTTCCAAAGCAGGAGCAGGAGCAACATGACCAACCCATACGTCTTTGTCCCAAATAGGAGAAAATGAAGCAGTTTGGCCTTCCTTTTCTGTGTTATACATAGCACTACCAATCAGTATTTCAATATTATTTCCATTTGCTAATATTGATCTTAAAGTATCTATAGTAGCGGTTTTAAGATTTGTTGATGGTAATCTCTCCAAAAGTTGTGGATGATGTTTTAATTTTTTCCACGCGTTTTTAGATATTACAATTTTGTTTACCATTTCCCCTGTGCCTTCTTCTACTGTATCAATAGCGGTTTCGAAGTCTGCAATAGGGTCACTATTATCGTAATCATCCCATAAATTGCTTGGTGTAGAATAATTACTACCCCAATTTGAAGTAATACAGCATTTAGCCGCAATTAATCTCTCTAATTTAAGCAATACTTTATTAGTTACAAAGTTTGATTTAGCTGTTTCTAGTCTCAAGACAGAATCAGCGTTCCTTCTCTCTTTATCGTTCAATATAGTTGCTTCTGCTATTTCTTCACATGAATATGTATCTGTGCTTAATCCAAATCCATGACGGCTTGCCGCTGTTCCTGGTGCTCTATATTCCGCTGTATCCCTAAATTGATCGCCTTTATCGAAGATATAATATTTATCCGATCTATGTAATACTGGCACGATTGGGGCAATCATTTCAGCTATATAATCTCTATTTCTATATAAAACGCTAACATTTGTCATCACAGCATCAACATGTACGTCACTTGTCACTGGTCTCATCGTTTATCCCTCCTTTAAGAATGCGCTAAAGTACTACATGGTGTAAGTAATACGGATATAACATCTCCACTAACACCAGTTTCCAAAGCTATTGCATTGTAGTTATCCAAGTTTGTTGCCGATGTCGTACCGTAACCGTAAGTACCTTCGGTTTTTATCTTATCCATAACAGCGGCAACACCAGTTGTACCAACTTTCATGCAACTTATTCCTATCATCATTACGCTTGCCGACTCTCCGCTTTCCGGCTTATTCTGCAATATACCAATAGCCGCTCCGGCATCATCAGCATATGTAACAGTTGTAGCACTTGCCAATTTAACAAAATGGTATTGATAACTTGATAAATCAGCGGCGGCGGTAAAAGTTTTTAATAAAATTCCGTTTTCTCCTGCGGCCATTAATGGACACCCCTTTCTTTCTGATACAAATTAAATAGTTCTGGTTTTTCTTTTTCAGCCAAAACTAAAGCATCTGCATAGCTAACTTTTCTATTTGCAACAATTGTATTAACCTCATTTTCAAATAACTCAATATTTGATTTGACCTCATTATTACCTTGAGAATTTCCTCTCTCACCAAGTTCTACAATTGGTTGAAGTGTTTCCATCAATGCCAAAGTAGTTTCTTTATCTTTCATGTAACCTACTTTAAACTTTTCAGCCATAGCAGGAGTTAATTTTCCTTCTGATAGTAATTTACTTGACACCTTTTCCCATTCAGATTCAACTAATTTTGTCTCAATACTTGTGATTCTCTCGGATAACTTTATGTTATCCTTCTCGAGATCAGTCTTATTGCTAGTTAAGGTCTTTATTTTCTCAGATAACTCAACATTTTCAGTTGTTTTCTCTGTGATTTCCTTGTTTTTATCAGCTATTTCATTTGTTTTAGTCTCAACTTCTTTTGTTAAAGTCTCATTTTCTTTGACAACATTTTCAATAGCTTCGCTTACTTGCTCTTCTGTAGCATTTTCAGACAATTTCAAAACTGTTAATAATTTTGCATTCATTTTTTTATCAATCCTTTCTTTTTCAATATTTTGCATATATATAAAACTTGTATTATCTTGATGTGCTTCTATTTGCACATCTTCGCTCAACAATACAGGTTGCATATTCTTAATAAACGGTCTATTTGTAAGACCTCCACCCATCAATACATTGCTGTATTTCTTGCCTGTCTCATGATCTTCATAGCTAAACTTAAATTCAGGAGAAAAATACTTATATTCCTTGGACTTTAGTTTTTCTTTACCTAAATCTGTCCATTCAATTTCTGCCAGCAAGGAGTTACCTTGTTTTGTTAGATGTTTAATCCATCCAGCAGAAGCACTCTTGTGTGGCGTCTCTCCATGTTCTAAATCTATTGCAATATCTATACCTCGAACATTCTCAATAAAATGTAATATGAAATCATCAAGGTCGTTTTCAGTTATTGAAAAATTGCCGTAGACAGGATGTTTCCATGTTCCTGTTCGCATTATTTCAATTTGACTTGTATTTTCGCTTAATTTTACGCAATAAAAAAAAGTATCTTTCGATACTTGATTTGGCATAATTTACACCTTCTTTATTAAGTTATTTATTTAAAATTTATTTATTACACTGAATATTCTTCATCACTATTTAGTAACCTATGTCCTATTTGATCTAATTTATGTTTTTGTATTATCAATATGATTTCTATATGTTCCGTTCTTCTTTTCCAAGCTCCATTTGGTAAATCTTGTGTCATAAACTTAAATGAGTAAAATAAATCATCAGCAGGATCAATAAATTCATATGCATCGCAATATAAAGATTTTCTAAAATGTTCTTTGTTTTTATTATATGCATCTTTGGGTATTTCTCTTTTTGCAATAAATTTTTCTTCTTCTTTAATTATTCTAACCATAAAAACCTCCGCTTTAATTTTAGAATAATTATACCATTGATTTCAAAAATTCCGAAATATCACTCATGCTATGCTTATCGCAAATCAAGAAATTATTCAAATTAACCCAATCTGGCGGTTTGCAATATTTTGGAGTTTCACAGTTAAAAGCTAAATCATATTCTATTTCATGTTTGTTGCCACATATACCACAATAAGTAGTATGTTTAATTTTAATTGCACTCATTATTTAATAATTCCTTCCCAAAATATATTGATAAATACATCTACAATGATTATGTAAAGGTGGCATATTCTCATTATATTCATTTGTGCCAACCTTAAAACGTTTACCTTGCAATAATCTACACGTTTCACATCTCCACTCATCCTTTACAGTCGTAAATATAGCAGTTTGAGCAAAGTTACTAGCTATGCTGTCCCTACCCTTGTTAAATACACTATATAATTCACTATTTGAATCCCTTACAATGCTTCTATATTCACTATAAGAATCAATATGGGCATACATCAAACCGCCTAATTTAATGCAATCATCAATTAGCTTATCAATCATATCTAATTACCTAATACAGATTTAAGAGCCTGTTTACTTACCTTCTCTATGTCCATACCATCACTATAAGTGTTCATAAACTTCGATAAAAACCTTGTTTTAACTCTCTCACTGATATTATTTGCCACAATACCAGCCTTAGCCTTGATTACATCTATATCCTTTATGTCGTTTTTATCAGCTTTCAGATTCAATTCGTCTAAAATCTGCGTTCTACCTTCCTTGTATGCTTTGATAAGTGCGTTAAATACAAAATTAGTTAACTCACCCTTGTATTTTACTTGCATTTCTGATAATTTGCTTAAATCGGTATTTTTAACCCTTGTAGATAGGTCTTTTAATTGCTTTTGTATAATTGTCTTACATCCTGATTCAAACTCATTCTCAAGCTCGTCAATTTTTTTATTAAGATCATTATATTTGCTGTAATCTTCACTCATCTTTTTAGTCTCATCAGGATTTTTATTTTTCATATCTTTAGATTGCGGATCTTCAACCTTGCCATTTTCATTTTGCAATTCTTCGGTAGAATCATTTAAATCATCCTCGGTTTTTGTCCCTTTATTTTGATTTTGATTATCATTTTCAATTTTATTTGCCTGGTCCGTATAAGATTTTTTTGCCTTTTCGGGCAATTTCAATAACTCACGAACAAACGTTTCTAAATCCTTATCAGGTATAACTATTTTTCCATCTGTTAATAACTTAATACTATCAATTATTTTTTCACTGCCCAAAGGTTTAAATTTCAATTCCGGGTATAAGTCAGATGCAAAATTATAATCAACAAGCTGTTTGACAGCATGGGTATTGATTATATTACAGATATAATTACCACTTGCATTAAGCAACATTAAAAATAAATCCATTTGCCCCTGTCCTAATGCATAAGAGCCGCCTTTAGAATCAAGATTGATGAATTGAGCTAATATAGACCTAGATATAAGTTTGTCATGGTACTCTATATATGGCATTACATCCATTAGGGTACGCTTGCCCTCGAACATTTCCAATAAAAAGTCTTCCGGTATAGTTACACCGCCATTTTCGTTACTTCTAAGTGATGTTACAATACTTTTTGCCAATGTAATATCATCATCATTTGCATTAGGTGGCAGTTTAACTGTAGGAGTTCCGACAAAATTTCTTTCAATTCCTATATTTGTTATTTTATACAAGAACTCTTTTATTGACCAATGCTTATATGCACTTCTTAAAACGCTTCGCCCTCTATAATCACCTTGTTTAATGTCGTGCGAAAACAATAATAACTTTTCAATAGGAATATCAACAATTGTAAAACATTTATTGATTAGATATTGTTGTATACTCGATATATCTCCTACATCATCATATATCAGGTCATATATAGTGCTTTGTGGACGGATGGCAAACTTTTTCCACTGTAAAAATCCATTTTTGACCTCGAATACCTTTTCAAAAACGCTATGCCCAAACGCAAACATCGTGCAAATGTTCTTCAATAACTCATCAAAAGAAAACATATTATTGAATAATGTTTCCTCTATGAAATCCGCTATCTGCTGAGCCTTGCCACTCTTATCTTTAGGCTGAATAAACCAATTTGTCGAGCGTAAAGGTAATTCTAACAATAACAATGTGGCTTTTACTTGACTGTCAGACCGCTCCATCTTATCGTATATTTTTATGTCATTAGGCCATGTGAGGGTTGATAAATATTCATCTGTTGCTAGGTTATATTGGAATAATGCGGAATTACTACGCCCTACACTTCCGTATTCTTGTTTTAATGTTGTTGCCATTTTGTACCTCTAATACTATTTATCATTATTTAGTAATGTTATTACCATTTTCGTCTATTTACTTAGATGCAGAAAAAAAGAGCCTTGTTGACTCTAAATTACATCATTTCCTCTTCTGGTATATTTTCTAATTGCTCAGGCATATTAGTTTCAACAAAGCTATACAATTCTGTATAACTATCAAATTCCCAATAATTCCACACTTCTTCGTTAAAAGTCGTAACATCGGGTGGAGAAACTTTTTGAAAAATTACGACACTTAAATTAGATTTAAGTTGCATACAAGTAAATTTAGTAGTTTCGTATCGTATAACCATTTTATACACCTCCTCCATCTGTAAATATCCAGTTTTTAGTGCCGCTTAAATAATCATGTGCGGCTTGTGCAGCTCCTCCAAGCGTGTAACCAGGTACACATCTAAATGGAACACCTGATTGTACACCTGTGCTTAATGCTTGTGCGTGTGCACCAATTAAGAATAAGTCATAATTGGCTCTAGACCATGCTGTTGCCCCCTGTAACATACCTTCCATCGTTGTAACTAGTTTTAAGCTCAGATTAGATATATCTTGATTAATTGGGCAATTTAAAAACATATATGCCATCGTTGTTACATTATTAGTAATAATAGCACTTACAGATTTATTAAATGATGTATTACCAAAAGTAGCATACATATTTGATACACTAGCAGTTGAAAATGTGATAGGCTTGTTATACAAAGTACAACCATAAAACATCGCATACATATTTAATATATTATTATCTGATAAATTTATTAAACTATTTAAATTTGTACAATTATAAAAAGCTGTGTACATAGTTGTCATTGTTGGGTTTTTTAAAACATCTGTTGCGGTAATTTGTAAATTAGTACATCCGTAAAAATACCCGTTAGAATTACCAAGTTGTAAATTATCCCATTTTTGTATATTAGTAATTTTTAATCTATCGCCAGTATTATTAAACCGCAAGCCCTTAAATGTCCCATATATCTTAACGTCATATACGCCAATCTCACTATACGTATGCGTCAATTCCGCTTGATTCCAAGCAGAAATACGGTCTCTACAGCCATCACCCCACGATATAATGCAATCATAAGTACCACTACTTTCTGTAGGTGGTTTGAATTGATTATTGTTAGTACTTCCAGTGCTTGTATTAGCCGTGTTTATTGTACATTGAAAGTATTTTTTCTTTGAAAATACCCCTTTTTGGCACGGTGACATCATAATAAATCACCTTCTAATACTACCGTTAATACTTCTCCACTTTGAGGAGTATAAGCATTACTTGCCTGCAAATTAAAAAACAATTTAGTGTCATTTGCAGCTAATTTACCCTTCCATGCTCCGGGATCTGATGTACATCTATGATTTAATGCATTTCGGTAAGTATTAATGCATGGGATTACTATTCCACCCGTTTGTGCTGTTGTATCATCTATCGACAAAGCCGCATTATCCAGGGTGCCTGAAAATATTGTATTAAACATCCATATATTTGAATTTAAATCTAAACTAGTACCCTTAACACTACTAATTACCCTAGCATTTGTAATTTGGTACATTTGCCCATTTACTGCACCATCTGCCGCCAAATCATAACATAGAGTCAAAGCGTTCATTGTACCGCTACCATCATTTGTCAAAGTTAACGCCGTTCCCCCAAAAGTTGAACTAACTTGAAATGTATTAGTAGTTGCACCTATAACATAATAATTAGTAGATGTGCTTATTCCTGTAGTAGTTACCACTGTCGCAAAACTAACTACTGTTCCATTTTGCAATCCATGACTATTCAACGTCACGGTATCACCAGTATCATGGAAACTCACTGCAATAGCACTTGATACATTAGATATAGAATCATCTGCGGCGTATACATTAGTGTCAGCAGGTCTTGTGAAGCTAGTCAAAATCTTAAACGCCTTACTACCACTCCTGACAAAAGCGGGATTTTGTAACATGTAAGACATTTCCTTAAATAAAGATATTGCCGAAACGCTAGTTGTATCTGTTGCTGTGCTTTTATTATCCGTCTTAGTACCTAATGTTACATTTTTCCCATCTTCTAATGTAGCAAAAATAGGATTCCCACTTGCTACATCTGTATTATTTACCTGTATATTAGCATTAGCATTAAGATTATCGTGCGTAGAATTTTGAGCGTTTACTTTGTTTGTTGTTCCATCTGTTGTTTGATCAATACCTACTTTTCCAATTATATTACTACCAGCAGATACTCCTTGTGCAATAGGATTTTGCAACAAATAACTAATTTGCTTAAGTATAGACATAGCAGTAATCTCAGTTGTGTCTGTTGCAGCATTTCTGTTATCAGCTTTATTACCTAATGTAACGTTTTTTCCATCGTCAATATTTGTATATATGCCGTCTTTTCGCTTTATTCCCAATTTACTTCACCTCTTCGGTTTCTTTCTTTTTGCCCTTCTTTATCTCAGCAGGATATAACAAAGATTTTGCAATTTCTTGAGCTTCTGCAAAAGTATTTGTCTTTTGCTGTTTTAGTGCCTTTAAAACTAAGTTGTCGTCTCTATTACTGCATATGTTAGTTACACAGTTAATAAGTTCGTTTAGTTCCTTTATTTGCTTGACTTTTTCAATTAATGTTTCCATATAACCTCCTTACCATAAAATAAAAGCCCTTGGATAACATCCAAAAGCTTCTTTAAATCAAATTTTATTATTTTTTAAAAGTACTATAATCAAGACGGTTTTTTAAATGTTAGATTTTTTATATTTGCAATTCCATTCTTTTTTAATTTTGCATTTAAATATGCCGGAGTTATATTATAATATCCGCCACACTCTTTTAATGTCCTAAAATATTTATTATTCTCAACACAAAACACCTTATAAAAACCTAATTGTATCTTTCTTGTTTCTATATTTATATTATCTTCTACATCTACAAAAAATATATAATCATTTATAACTTTGCTAAATAAATTATTATGATACGTTTTGTTTAATTGTCCTGATATCCTATCTTCTCTTAACTTGTAGTATTTAGAACATTCTCTGACTGTATCAAATACTTTACCATCATTTAAACACATTATTTTTCTTGCATGTTGATTGTATTTACCATCTTTTATATTTCCTAATAAATGATTTTTAACTGTACTAGAATAATAATTAGTATAATAAATCTCTCTAGCAATTGCTTCTTCTTCAAACTCTAAACAATCAATTAATGAAATTTCAACATCTTTATATAGCATTAAATTATTGTCTTTCATATATTGATGAACATCTTGACACTTTCTATCATGATTATCATCAAGTGATTCTTTATGTTCTTTAAATCTTCTTGTTGGGTATTTTGTATATCCAACGTAAATAACATTATTACTAGCTTTTTCCCTAAGTATATATACATAATACAATATTATCACTCCTCAATTTAACTTTTATTGTATTATATCATATAACCCACAATAATTCAACTATTATGCTTAAACTTATCTAAATATATATTTCACTCCTTAACCATCAACCCCAATCATTAACATTGCCGTTATATGTAATACCATCAGCTTGTGGCATATAGTTTTTTACACCCTGAGGCTTTGCGTTACCCCTTTTTATCATGTCATCCTCGCAACTATAGCGAATGCTGTCAATTGCGTGGTCTTCTCCGTCTAGTTCTGGCAATGGTTCGCCAAATCTATCATATTTATAATCGGCATTTTCAAACTCTCTAGCAGTATGAGGAGTTCTTTTTACATCAACAACTATTTCTTTTAAAGAATCAAGCCATTCCAAACCAAATTCGACGCTCCCAGGTCCTTTTTTCGCTCCTACAATTTTTAGTCCCAGTGCCTTTAAACTGTCTATTCTATTTCCATCTTCGGAATCGCCTTTAACTCTAAAATCATTGTAATTTTTTTCAACAATTTTGTTATACAAAGGCTGATCTTTAAGTTTTATTCCTCTAATTTCATCCAGACAGTAAAGTATATCTCTCTTATTGTCTAGATGTTGCCTGCTAAAATGTGTTGGTGCAGTAGAACCAAAGTCAAGACCTTGCCTTATATTAGCAAATATTTTAACTTCATCATCTGTAATAGTGCGAAACACTAAATTACTAAATGGTACTATACCACCACCGATTGCTTCACCAAGATACAACCATCTATATCTATTTTCATTCCTATTCCTTACTTCTTCGGCTTCTATTTTAAATTGCATAGATACATGGGGATTTTGTGTATAATCCGAATGATGAACTATTGTATTGCTTCCAATGAATTGAGAATTAAATTTTTTATTAACCCAACTAGTCCTCAGCTTTGGTGGATTATAAGTATAATAAATCTTATATTTTAATCCATTTCTTAACTCAGCCCTGATAATAGAATCAATAATAGTTTGTAATTCCTCTTCCATTCTAAATTCTGCCAATTCTTCAACCCACATAAAAGCAAGCGGAAATTTACTTGTCTTGATTGATTTAATTTTACTACTATCGTCAGCACCTCTAAATAGAATCTCCTGCCCAGTTGGTTTATATACAAGTCTCAAAGGACTTTTATAATCTTTCCAATAATGATCAACATTCATGATACAAGTTGCTTCTTTTAATTGCTCAAACATACTTGTCGATAAAGTATTTGCAACTCGCCTTATGCATAAAGAATTAACTCTATATTTCATCATGTCATAGATTATTTTAAAACTTACATGTGTGCTTTTAGCACTATTACGACCGCCTTTTAAAACATTGAATAAATATTTATTACTTAACTCATACCACCATTCGACAAAATTATCATTAACGAAGTCCATCGGATCAAGTTTCAGGCAACCCATTTTCTAAATCCCTTCTCTTTTTCCATTCTAAATATTTATCACTATTTTCTATAAATACAACTGGTGGTAATCCTGTATCATTACTTGTTTTTTCCTTTTCCATAGCCATCTTATCAGCATGTTCCTGTTTATCCTGTTCAAATTTCTTATTATCAAAATCAATTTTATGTTTATCAAGAGGATTCATAAGGAAATACTTAGCCAACCAATCTAAAGCCTTTTGCCTATCTTCAAGTTTAATTGACGTGTCTTTACCTGTTTTTATTTCAGATATTAATCCCCCATCAACTAAGTTGCTATCTTTAAACCTAACAACATTCGTTTTTTCTTTTAATATTTCTTTTTCCCCGGTAATAGGATTTTTTATTTCAATAGGTCCAAATCTGCCAATTACATTTATTTCTTCCTGTCCCCATTCGACAAAGTCTGTCATGTCTGAAAAGGCTATTTTCATACGTCTCTCAACAACATCATCTTTAGTTAACATTATCGATTGTCTTTTAAGTTCTTTAAGATATTTAACCCTATTATTAACTTTAGAATTTTTTAGTAATTTACACCCCTCCACTGCTGCTCTGTTTTTATCTTTACAGTCAAAAGCTTCTACATATGACATTGTTGCATTAAAACTCTTTACATATAATTCACAAAATAACTCTTGCTTTGGAGGTAATTTTTCTTCTCTTTCTTTTCTCTCTCTTCCTTTTTTCCTAGCATTTCTATATATATGTTCCAATATATTCACCTAAATTTCAAAGTCTAACTCAATAGAATCCTTTTCATCTTGACTTATGCCAATATATTTCAATGTAATAGATTGGCTTGCGTGATTAAACAAATCTTGAAGCAATACAAGGCTTTTATCTCCTTTATCTCGATAAAAATGATAACCATAAGTTTTCCTAAGTGTATGAGTTCCCAAATTTTCTAATTTAAATTTTTTTTCTAAGTCTTTCATTATTTCATAAGCTGTTTTTCTGCATATCACATTGTTTGTATACCTTGCAACAAACAAATAATCATCTATTTTATTTTCCTTTGCATAGCCTAAGACTATCTTTCTCATCTTAGGTTTTATTATAAATTTCTTTGTTTTTCCTGTCTTTTGCTCTCTGATAATTACATGTTTACGCTCTATACTAAATTGACTTACTCTAAGTTGTAATAAATCACTTATTCTTAATCCAATATTAAAACCAGCATAAACTAAAACATAATCCCTCATCTTAGGCACGCCAATTTTATTTACTTCTTTAAGATAGTCATATATTTCATATATCAAATATTTATCTCTAATAGGTTCTACTGTATTCATTTACCATTCCCACAATCATGTTCTGTTACGTAAAAATTATTTAAAGAATTCCCTTTTTATCATAGTTTCAAATATTTATATGTATCTATTACTTCCACTTTTTTTCACAGAAACCAAGTCATTTATTTTATCAATTTACGCCTTTTGATTTATTCAAAGTAGCATTTATAAAATTATCTAAATCATACATCTTTTCACCAGCTACCCATTTTAAAGCCATCAATTTGCCGTATAACGAAAACAATCCTTCATCATCAGGAAATAATTCATCTTTATCATACTTTGCTTCTAACTCATTATATTTATCGTTTTTCTTCCATTCTGCATACATGTAAGACATTGGCTTGTGCTTATACTTCTTACATTCATCATTAGTAAATTCATTAACCCAAATTATATCTTCATATTTCTGTATTAGTTCTTTGATTTCTTTTTCAGTTCTCATGCTATTATCCTTTTTAGTTTTATATTTTTTTTAGTTTATCAATCAATCTATCAACCTTTTTCATTTTACCTCATTGTCCCTATCTATAAGTTTCTGCAAGTGTCTATGTATCGCATTTTCTACTTCCTCTTTAGTAAAATTATTTATCAAGAAAGTATAGCCAGATTGAATAAAATCAATTATTTCCTCTGCCAAGTGATCTTTATTTTCTTTAGTAGGGTTATATTTCTGCTTAGTAAGAGCATCTATAAACTCTAAATATTCCTCTGTGATCTTATTTCTTTGACCGCTTATATTTTCATATTTGCAATGATTATATAAAAGCAATTCATCTATCAATTTTGTATCAAACATATACCCTCACTTTCCCCAAAATAAAAGAACACAGTCTCTTTACTGTGCTCTTTTAAAATGGAGAACTAATCATGAAAAAATCAAAACTCATTTATATGTCAAGCTTATTATTTGCAACTAACCACACCCCAAAGTCAAACCCTGCTTCTAAAGCCACAATTAGCCACATAATAAGCATTATTCTTTTTTTCACTATGTAAAACATTGTTGTTATTATCATCATATTAACTTATTTTTCCCACACTTGACACAATAAATAGACCACTTCGATTCATGCCCACAAAACCAGCATTTGCAAAGTAGTCCTAATTTTCTTATATATTTCATACTTTCCTCTAAAAAGCAGAAAAGGCACTATTGTTATAGCACCTTAGAACACCCTTTTATTTTACCAGCTAAAATTTTTTTGATTAAATATATTACATAAAAAATATAATATTCACTGCCATTTGCAATTGTTTAAATAAATTTACTAGACACAAATTTCAATCTAGCATACTTTGATTATAAATCGTCAAAAATAGAAATACAATAGAAATTTTTTGGAAACTTTTTAGAACTTTTTTGCTAATAAAGTACTAATAAAGTACTAATTTTTAAGAACTTTTTAGGAAGAAAAATAGAAGAAAAATAGAAATTTTTTGGAACTATGTACACAAAAAAATACATTGTTATGTTGCTCAATACATGTAATATCAACGCATATAAGTATTACACGTTTATTACGCACAAAATTGTGTTTATTTTGTGTTTTATTTTTAGAGGTGATTTTATACCTAGAATTATTTTTAGATTGAATATGATGTGTTTTTGTGGGTTGAATTTTGGGGTAAAAAAATAAGCCTTGTCGGCTCATTCTTCTTGATTATTTCATCTAATGATATGCTTTATAAATACGATGATTCTTTACAAATTCAAGTACTTTATTAAATAAGCTTGTTATTTCTTCTTGTTGCATAAGTTTCCAATCTTGGCTCCAATCAATATCTTTTATGTCTTTGAAAATATCCTCGATATTATTTGTATAAAGATTGCTACATGAATAAAACACTTGATATACAAATAAGTTTTTTAAGTCTCTAAACTTGTGATCTTCCTTAAATTTCTTAAATTCTTCTTTAGTCATTTTTTCCACCATCCTCTTTAATATGATTACCTAAATATTGATGTAATGCCTTAGCACAATCCATACATATAAAATTATCTCCACCACCTATTACATCACCTAGTATTATTATTTCTTCTAATCCATCAAATTCCGTTCCGCACCCTATACACATTTCATCGCCATCATAAAAATTTTTATCGTATCTATCTTTTTTAAGTATCATCAATCATTCCTCCATCACTTATTCCATGCTTTTCAACAAAATAATTATTCGCCACACTTGTATTATTAAGCATTTCGCAATAATTATTTGCCTTATCTTCACCGTAAAACACGTTGTCTATTTCTCCTAGTTCATTTACAATAATGAATACACTGTCTGGTAACTTAATATATTCCGTATCTGGTATTGGCATCAATGGTGTTGGTTTCTTCATGCAATTTTTCAAATGCCTCATCATTGCTTTTTTCTCTTCATCACTTAAATCAAAATTCATTATTCTATCCCTCCAATGCTTTTAATTGTTGTCTATAATCTTCTAATTCCTGTTCTCTTGCCATTAATGCCTTTTTAAAATTTGTTTTCTTCAAAGTATTAACACTATCCTCCCATGCTGTAATTTTCTTTTTAAGCTGCTCTATTGTCTTGTGCAGTAAATAATTATCCGCTCTTTTCTTAAATTCTTTAGTAATTACATTATTACACGCTCTGCAAGTCACTTCATCATCACGAAAAGTATATTCTTTTCGTTGATATCCACACTTACAAACAGCATAGCCAAGTTGTTTGTTTTCGTCCCATTCAGGAACCTTATTATCTTCTAATATGTCAATCATGTGTATTTTACTCATTCTATCCCTTCTTTCTTTTTATATTCTTTTGTCGCTTCTACAGCTATATTTTTTTATAACTGTAGAAGCTTATTATTTATGATATTTTTGAATTGTAATTCATCAATATATCTATCTGGTTTATTTTTTCCTGTAATTCATTGTAAATACATTTCAAACTTTTACAATTATCATGTTTAAAAACAGAACTACTAAACTTATTAATAAATTCACTTTCTGTTAATTCTTCATATTTATCAAATGCTTTGGCACTATAATATATAGTTATCTTATTATCATTATTTGATACATTTAATCTATCATCATTTTCATTAGTAATATCTGTTAGTCTCGGATTAAATAGTGTATTAGAATGCAAATTGTTTATAATATCACTAGCAAAATACTCTATTTCGTATTCTTTTTTTAGTTTTTCACATTCTCCTTGATATCTGGATTTTAATACAGTATACGCCACATTATGAGAAGGTAAATATTTTACACACATCCCATAATAAAAACCCTTGATTTTGTTTGATTTTTCTAAATTGAATTTTTGAACTATATCATTTGATTTTTCACCACATGTATAATAACTTACTAAATTTATTTTTTCATCATCATCATAATAAATTTTGTATTTACCGTATATTATTTTATTTCCATAGCTTATCGTTGTATTAAAAGTCAATTTGTTTGATTTCAATTTTGTATATACATACACTATATCATCCCAATCAAACATTATAGAATTTTGATTATGGTATAATACTTTAGAATCATTTTTTATTTTACTTATATTTTCTATATGCGATTTAAGTAACTTGTTTTCGTTTTCAATTTGCTTATTTTTATTTAGTAATTCAACATATTTTCTCTCAATATCTAGGTAACGATCTTTATTATTTGAAGAAAATAACTGCCAATAAACTTCCGGTAATTCCAATAAGCATTTTTCATTATAAGTATTTACTGTGTTATATTTAGGATTATATTTATTTATAAAATATGTTTCATATATGTCCATTTCTGTATTAGAACTCAGTTTAACAAATTCTATTTCTTTAACAGCATCATAACATTCTTTTGGTAAATGTCCAGCCGTAAAATGTTGATTCATCCTATACTTTATATTTCCTGTTTTACCTACATATATTATTTCATCATCATTATTTTTAAACCGATATATATAAAATCTGCTTGCCATTTTTTAATCTCCTTTGTTATATTTATTTTTCATTATCAAGTATTTTTAAATATTTATTTAACGTCGGTCTTGATATCTTGCACATTCTAGCACATTGACTTTTATTAATTTTACCATCATTTAATAATTCATATGCTTGTATAACGCTTGTTGGTATATCTTTTAATTCTGTTTGTGGTCTTCCTATCTGTTTTCCGTTTGCTCTTGCGTTTTCCATTCCACTTTTAACTCGATATCTTGTCATATTTAATTCTAACTCTGCGAAAATACCCATCATTTTTAACATTCCTTCTGTCATTGGATCTAATTTTTCCAAACTACAATCCACGACAAAACTTCCTAAAACTAATCTAATTTTATTCTTTTTAGTAAATTCTATAATGTCATATAATTGTCTTGTGCTTCTTGTAATCCTGCTCAATTCAGTTGCCACTATAGATATTTTTACATCTTGTTTATTTATTTCGAATATTTTTCTGTCAGATTCTATTTTATCCATCATCCTTTTTAATTCTATTCTATTAACTTTACTTCCAGATTCATATTCGAAATAAATGTTCTTTTCATCTACTCCCATGTTTTTTAAATCTCTTTTTTGTCTTGTAATATCTTGCCTTTCTTCATCTGTGCTACATCTAGCATAGCCATATAATATTTCTAACATTTCTTTTAACCCCCTTTCCTTTACATTTGATATAAATATAATATCATGAATAAAATATTTTGTAAAGTAAAAGGTAATAAAATATCCTTTACAATTTTATTACCTTCAAACCATCTATTTTTCATTCGAAAATTTTCTAAAAATCTAATTTGAAAATGAAAGGATTAAGATTTGTTTTCCTTTACATTTTCAAAACTCTAATTTATCCCATCTAAACTCAAACTTTATATATTTTTGTTTATAAAATTAAAAAATCAGATCCAAATAAACAAAAAATTCCCTGGCCCACATAATATTTTTGAGGTAGGATACAAATAAATAATCTTACTTGACTGCTACTTAATTATTTGCATATAATATATTTACTTAATAATATTCTAGATACTTTATTAAGTCGCTTATACTATTTAGCTTAGTTTTTGAGGTATATTGTGTATTAAACTAAGCACCATGAATATAACGCCACAATTTAGGCTAGTATATATAAATCAATATATTGATTGAGGGAGATGTGATATCTCCTTTTTTGATTGCAGTAAAATAAATGTGCTATAATAATATAAAAATCCTTGGAGGTATAACATGCCCAGATACACTATAAAACACAAAATAAACGACATAGACCATTACATGCATTTTAGCGGTATTGCCGATGCACCACTTACGCCATTTTTGACATTAGAAGATTATAAAGATTATTACATTAATGAGTATAACGAAAAAGATTGGCAAGATTGGTTTTTAAAAAAACGTAATATGGAAGATATAGATTATGCAGTAAGCTGTTATAATCTTAATATACCAGATTCAGAAAAACTTACAAAAGAAGAATTTATCAAAAAATATATGAAATGGAGCGAAAATAACGGAACGCTTTAAAATAAAAATAAACTACTCTAATTTGTGAGTAGTTTATTTTTGGGGTTATTATAATTTTGGTGCTGATTCATGGTGTAATAGAAAGTATAAACTGGCTGTCGCATCATCAAAAGGATTATGTTTTCTAAGTGTGTAAACACTCTTTGAAGCTATTTTCTGTGGTTCTCTTTTAAATAATTCTTCCTCAAAATATTTCGCCCTGTCTATATCTATATTTTCTTTTGTTGCTGCATCCTCAAGTGGATAAGGCATATTCCACTGTCTATTTTCTGGATTATCTTTTACGATATCCGATAAAAAATTAGTTTCTACCGGATAATTAACATCTGAAAACACTCTAGCATCTTTGTGTTTTTGTAGGAAGTTATAAAATTCTTCTCTTAGTTCCTTATTATTTTTGCATGTTTCCATGTCTTTTAGATGAGGTAATACATTTTCTATTACCCATTGATTACTTATATTTCTTTCTCCTTCTTCTGATTTTAATTCAAACTTGTCTATACATTCTTTCTTTATGAGGTCATATACTGTAGCACCTACAGAAAATGTTTCTCCATATAATCCGTTACTTTCACAGTCAAACATTATTATTTTATTCATATTCTTATTCCTCCGATTTTTTATTGTGGTTTAGGTAGCCACTAACCTGTTATTTTTATGGTCTTGCCCACTCTAACGCATTTTCTATCATTGCGATCAATCCGATTGTAAATATAGCAACTACAAAAATTATCGGCGATATAACGCAAAATCCTATTAAAGATAATATATATATTCCCCACGTTGTAATCCAATACCATTTTGGGTGTAGTATATCAACTCCATCAATGTTCGATACTATTTTTTCAAATTTTTTTTGCTTAAATAGTAGTATTGAAGCCATTATGTATAATATTATGCTAACTATAATTATAATCATATTCATTTTCTATCCCTCCTTCAACCTATCTCATCAGCACCAGTAGGTCAAATCTGGTGAACGGGCGAACCCGTTCCGATTATATATTAAATACTTTAAATAATTCTTCTAATCCAACACATGGCATTCCAGCCGCATTTTTATGTCCACCACCACCATGCTTTTTGGCTATCTCAGATACATCGAAATCTCCTATACTACGCAAACTCATATTAAATCCTGTATAGATTGCACAATAATCACAATCTACAGTCTCACAAATTTTATTGCCTAATTCTGATATATTGCTATCTGCTACCACAAAAGCAACTCGATCTATTACTTTCACTTGTTCTAATTTCTTATTGATATAAAAGTCTATTTCTTGTCTCTTATATTTCAACAATGCTGTATGTAGTTCTATTAATTTAAAACTGAACATTTCTCCTAAACTGACTATTTGTTCAACATATGAATTAATAAAATCATCTCTGCCAATAATATAGAGTATATCATTTAAATCCTTTGCCATTTGTCCGACTACCGTTCCGCCATATGTTTTCCACTCCCATGTATCATACATTCTAACTAAATTTGTAAATTCATTTAACGCATAACTTTCAGAAATTAGTTTATGATATAATAGATTTTCATATAGCAAGTTTGTTCCTGACATTAATTTTATTTTTCCATCTTCTTCTCTTTCTGACTCTACCTCTGCCCATGAATACTTATTTAGATAGTCAGCCGTTTTGTGATGATCAATCAATTGAAAGCACATATCTCCATAATAATTTATACTCATTTCATTTTCCTCGTTAATTTTTTTTGCAGTTGTTTCATTAACTGAAATATCAGTAATATAACAAAATCTAAATTTACGATCTTTTTCATTCTCTTCAATGTAATTTAGAATTTTTTGGTCAACATCATTGTAATTTACAAATTCAATATCAACCAAATCTTTATAAACCATCTTTGCCAAAATCGCACAACTAATTCCATCTAAATCTGTGTGTGTGAATACTTTAATCATTCTATTCATCTTATTTATCCTCCTTCAATTTTTCGATATCATTTTTCAATAAATTATTTTCAAATCTCAAACTTACAATTTCAGTCTCAGCTTTTGTCAGCCTTTCGTTTAAATTGTCTACCGCTAAAACGGTATTTTCTAATGCTAATTTTAGTATCTCGACATTTCCCATTTTAGCATAATCATTAACTCCTTTGTCTTTCAATTCCTCTAAAGCGTTTTTTAATATATCGTTCATAATATCCTACCCTTCTGGCAGTTAAGGCACTGCCAAACCTTTTTCAATCAGGTATATCATCATAATTTTGATATACAAGAATCGTTTTATTTATATTGCTTAGATTTTCATCTTCTGAATCATTGTCATATATCAGCTGTCCTTTTTTATAAATAAATTCCTCAAATTTTATATCTTCATCGGCGTAAATTCTGTCGATACCTATTCCAATATCTCCACATTCTCCAATCTCAACCGATGTATACATAGTAACTTTAAAATACTTATCACCGACTTTAATTGTGCTTTTTTGAGCTTCTTGTTGTTTATTTTCAACTTTATTTTTCTCATAAAACTCCTTAACAGATGTTTCGATTATAGCAACCTTAGACCATTTTTTTTCTTCTGCCATTTTATCAATTATGTCTAACACTTGCTGATCTAACTTATAAGTAACTGCCTTTTTCATATCATCACCCTTTCAGGAGGTCAATGACCTCCATAACTTTTTTAATTTTGTTTTATATCTCATCCCTATTTTTTAACCATTTTTTAATAGCTTTTATATCATCTTCCTCTGTATCACTGTTTAAATCAATCGGCTCATTTGTATCATATATCCATCTATCCAAAATATCGTTTATTTCTTCGTCCAATACTGTCCAACTTCTATTTGCTCGTGGTATATAAAATTCCCAATTGTTATCATCAGTCTTTGTAAATTTTGATTCGCTATTGTAAATACCTATTGCTCTTATTCTGTTCTTTAAAACAAGATAATCGGTATCTGGTGATAATTCTGTAATATATCCTAATTCTTCTAACTCCGTCATGATCTCACCTAAATTATCAATATTTATTACGCTTGTTTTTCCTATCTCTTGTAATTGTTCAATAATTCCATCAATATTTGTCTTTTTCATAATCTCATTCCTCCGTAAAATTTATTTATTTGATATATTCATTATACAATACTATACAATACTTTGCAATACCTTTTATGTTAAAATAGTGTTACATATTTTGACTTTCTATAAAAACTAATATAAAATATACCTCGTGATGACATTTAAAAAAGGCTATATTCCCCGTCAGGGGACGGAAACAAAGTAATTTCCACCTATAGCCTTTTTGATACAAAAAAAGCAACTGCCGAGTAATTCTCGATAGTTGCTTTTTTAATTTATTCACCATCCATCAAATTCTGGTAAATTTTCAAATTCATCCTTTGACATTTTAAAATATTTTATACTAATATTATGGAAAAAAATATTAAAATTTTTAATCTCATTAATTTTCATTAATTTTACTTCATTCATCAATTTTTCAATATTTTTATCATCTAAAAAATTTTCTAGATCCTCTTGCAAAATTTCTAAATCATCATGTATACATGATATTTCATTTACTGATAAACCATAAACATCAATCATTTCCATCATCCTTTCCTATTTTTAAATAATAACAGTATAATCAATATTCCAAAACCCATAAAACTATAAATAATTGTAATTAATATTAATTCTATAATTATTTTGGTGTTAATTTCCATCATCCTCCCAACCTTTTTGTTTTTTCCCACAATCTCCACAATGATATATTACTCTATCCCAATTCGCCGCTAAAAGTTCCGTTTCTTTCATTGTCAAAACTTTCTTTGTAATATGCCCTTCATATTTTGCAGGTATTTTAAACATCAATGATACTGTCATATAAATATTTTTACTTCCGCATTTTTCACATTCATCCATTTTTCAAATCCTTTCTGGAGGACTTCACGCCCTCCGCCAAATTATTATAATCCAAAATACATTTTTACAGTTTCTATCACTAAGTGATCTTTTAATTTTTGATAAAAGTTCAAATCCTCAAATGGTACCAAACAATTGTGTATCTTGTTTTTTCTATCTGTCTTTTCACCATATACCCATCCATCTTCCAACCTTGGTTTCATCCAAATATTATGTTCTTCCTTTGCTGTTAAATTAGGATTTTTAATAATATGCTCAATATTATCATATAGGTATTTTTGTCTTTCTTTTGAAATAGTATCAAATGTTTCGTTTAGATCAACTTCCTTTTCGTTGTTTAATTTTCTTATTTTTACGACTAATTCAAAACATACCTTTGCAATTTCATAATATTTATTCATCTTCTTATCTCCTTTATTTGTAATTATTTTATTATTGTTATCATTTATTTGTATTTTTGCTTTACTAAAAAACTCTTTTTTACCAATATAACACCCTATACATTTTGTATATCCTTTAGCTAAATATTCGCATGCCCTACAAAGTCTCATATTTATTGCATTTTCTAATTGATTATCGCTGTCAAACCATTCTCCATTATTTAGTTTAAGCATATTATCATCCTTTCTGGGGCTTTATAGCCCCACCAAATTATTTTATCACCCTTGATAAATTTCGTATCCAATTACTCTTTTGTCATTTTCCAATTTTATCCTGATAATAAAGTATTGTATTTCATCTTTTGACAGCAATTTTTTTATATCTTTTTTTATTTCTTCTTTAAATTTTTTAGTATATATTCCAAAAATTGTTATGTTCTTATTGATTGCTATTGCTAGATAATCATTTAAATCTTCTATATTTTTCATTAGTTTATCCTTTCCGGGGCTTATGCCCCATGAAATTATTCCGCTTCTTCTAAAACTTCATCAAGTGTATACCTTTTGCCATTGTCAACTTTTTTCCACTTTTCCACCATTTCAAGGGTTTTTTGATTCTCAAATTTTATTATGTTTAATGCCAATACGATATAAAAATTTGTCATAATCATAATCAATTCCCCCTTAAATTTTATTTATCTATAACATTTCCAGCAAGTTTTTTCCTTATCTCCATTTAATGACTTGCAGTGTGGGCAAGTCCAAAACCATTTTATTAGTTTATATAATCTTCTCATAATTTATTCCCCCTTGTTAATCTATTCAAAGTATTTATATGTCCGCTTATTTCTCCTGTTTTATCTTCAAATAAAGCAATATTACTAAAGTATATAAAATTATTGCCTGTTAATGGATTTCTATGTGTTTCCAGTTCTCCAAATTCTAAGTCATAAATAAAACTATATTCTTCTGGAATTAATTCTTTTATTTTTGCTTGCAATGTATTTTTATCTAACATGATACTTTCTCCTTTATCCTCGCTAGTGGTTTTATTATTTTTAGGAACATATCCATTTCCTTCTTATTATCACTTATTAAAATTAATTCCTGTTCTTTTCCCTTTTCTGTATATCCTGAATAACTCTTGTTTCCATCCGTAAACTCCATTATTACAAATATATGTTTAAGTCCTACAGCTTTAAACCTTATGCAATTGCTTACTTTAGTTTCAACTTCATTCCATTCTATTTCTTTCTTTCCTGTAAGTTCAATTATTCTACTAAGTAACTTTTTCATCTACTCCACTCCTTTCTTGGAGGAGGTTAACCCCCTCCGTTTTTAACTTGCTTTATTTTCTTCCTCAGTAATATAAATTTCTTCCTCAATATCAAGTGTTTTCAATTCCTCAGTATCAACTTTCATTTCTTCCTCAAAGTAGCAATTTTGAAAGTCGTCAGGAAATGCTTCTCTTAATGTCTGTACTATTGCAACTTTCCTGATCATTGTTGCTGGTTTCGTTGCCCACATTTTGTTTGGTGTACCATCTTTTTTAAGGTTTATGTATTCACCAATTTCTACTGATTGTTTAAGCGGCATTTGTTTGTCTTTAAACCATACTTGACACCATCCACCTATAAGTGTTTCAGTTTCTTTATGATAAGCACTTCCTTGTCTGTCTATTATTTCGCTAGTAATCTTATTGTAAATTGTAATACCAGCTTGCCATCCGTCACAATTAGGATTTTTAAAAGCTCTTTTTGTAAATACATCTTTACCGACAACCATCGTTGCAGGGTCTCTATCTCCGTATTTAATCAAGTAAGCTTCGTTTATCCATGGATTTAGTCTCTGATGTTTACATAAGCTTAAAAATAATAATGCTTCTTGCTCTGTTATTCTCCCCTGTCCTCTTACTAAGTATTTATTTATAAGTCCTAAACTTAATTTAATTTCGCCTGAATCTGTTTTAATTACTGATACATCTGCCATAATCATCATCCTCCATTTCATTTCCGGGAGGTTTCACCCTCCCTATTGTTTATATTTGTTTTACATGTTTCCACGTTTTATTGTGTCTTATATGGCTAATGGTGTGTCTATCAACGTCAAATATCTTGGCTATTTCTAAATTTTTGAAACCTCGAGCTATTAAATTTTTGATTATACACACTTTATGATCGTCTAACTTAGCCTTCCAACATTTACAACCTTTTTTAGATTTACTCATTTTTAATTTAGTTTCTTCTGAGTGTTTATGACCTAATGCATTTTTGTTACCTATTTTAGACTCACTCATTTTTAACTTAGTTTCTTCTGAAAGTTTGTGTTTTTTGCCTATACTATGCAATTTTCTGTGTTCCGAATGCGTCATCATTGCTAAATTCGACGGTTCGTTGTTACTTTTGTTAAGATCTTTGTGATGTATGTCATAATCTTTAGGCACTTTAATATTGTTTGCCTTCTCGTAAATGTATACATGTAATCTGATTCGTTCACTATTTTTAATTTTTGCTGTTCTGTAGTATCCTTTATTGTCTTTATAAAACTTCATTCCATCTAACTCAATCATTATAAATTTATCCTCTCTTTAGGGGAATTAAATTCCCCTTCATATTTATCCGTAAATCTTTTTGCCTTTCCATCCATCAGCGAACAACTTATTTACAAATAGTTTTCCTGCTACTCTGTATAAAATTGTATCTTCACTTTTGCCAAGCACTTCTTTGTTGGAAGTTTCAAACCTTTTAAGTCTTTCTTTGCTTAATGGTTTTGACCATTTGTAGTTTTCATTGTTTTCATTTCTGAAATTTGAGATTAAGAGATTAAAGAAAAATCCTGACCCTGATAAATTTATTTTGCTTTCCAATCCTATTGTTGAAGCTAATTGATATACTGACATGTTAATTTCCTCCTTGTAATTTTTCTTACAAGAGAGTAAAATCAAATTGCTACGTTTAACTTCTCTCTTGTAGAGTTGTTATCAATCAATGTTGATTGACTATATTTATATTATACAATCAACTTTGATTGTTGTCAATTACAAATATGTTAATAAATCATTGCAAAATAAAAAGGATTAATGATCTTCAAACAATCATTAATCCTTAATTTGTTAATTTCTATTTTGATTTACTTTTCTCTAAGACCTTTAAAAGACTAGCTTTATTTATAACATAATTTTGCGGAAATTTTTTAAAATCTATATTTTCTTTTAAATTTTTTTGTATCCAAATTTTTGTATTGGCTATATTTATACCTAATATTTCCGATGCCTGGACTGTATTAATAATATCCTCAACTTTCCATTTCATAATTTTATCCCCCGATCAATATCAATATATTTTTATATTAACATCAATCAACATTAATCGTCAAATGTAAATTTTATTTCAAAAATCATTTTAAATTTATCTCAGTAAGATACATCCCCGGAATCGTTATTGTACCACCTAAAGTCGATTTATAACTCGTAAGACCTGTAAACATCCCTTTAAAATTTACGTAATCATCTTCCAATATTCTAGCTTTAGTCTTATCTGTATTATAGTATTCACAAAAAATAATAGCATTATAATCTCCATTAACTGCAATTCTAAAATTATAAGTTTCTCCATCTTGTAATACTTGTACTACTTTTCCCGAAAATGAAACAAATGTTTTTTCATATTTTTCTGGATATCTTGCTAATTCACTATAGGAAATAATTTTATATTGGACAGGTGTTGGAGTTGGTGTTGCTGTAGGTGTTTCGGTCGGTGTTGGTTCTGGTATTTTTATTGTTTCTGCTTTAGTTGCAGTTACTTTAGTAATTTTTTCCTCATTCTTTTCCTTTTCTAAACTCGCTTTATCTTTTCCGGTAAAAAACCCACCGCAACAACAAAAACAGCAAATAACAAAAAATATTATTACAGCACCAATAATAATTTTTTTCTTATCAGTTTTTTCTAAATTCATTAAATCATTCCTCCCTAAAATTAAATAATATATATTTATACTAACATTTATATACATAATGTTATATTATACTTTTGTGTAGTTTTTTGAACATAACAAAACAAATCTACACTATATATTTACATAAATTGTATAGATTTGTCTTTATTGTCTTAACTGTTCCAATTCAATTTCACCCTTTTATTTCTCTCTATTTATTTTTTTATATTATCTATCCTCTTACTTTTACGACATCTTGTAATCTTAACCTTTTATACCCCTCTAAATCAATCATCTTATCATATATTAATTTCTCAAAGTACTCTCTTAGTTCTTCATCTTTAAAAACATATTTTACTTGACTGTTATTAGTTTTAAAAATAATCTCAAGATGTCCACCACTCACAAAATCACCTCACTTTCATAAATTTAAAATTAAAATTTGATAGTTTCTCATTTTCTTCAACACATGTCAAACTGTCTTGATTCCAGTAATGTTTAACCCTTGATGAATGATATTTTCCGCAATCATCACACCACCAATAATTTAATTTTACAAGAATGTTGTCACGAATTCCAATTAGCGGATTTAAAAAATAATATCTTATAAAAGTATCTTTATATTTCATCTTCTCACCTCACTTTTTATGCTCCTAAAATCTTAGCCAATATTCCAAGTATTATACAAAGAAAAACAATTAAACAAAATATTGTAATAACTAATTTAAAAAAATCATTATCAAAATCATTCTTCATTTGTAAATATCATCCCTTTCTTTACTCCTTATTTCAGCTAAATTAATAACACCATATGCCATTCTATTATTTTTTATTCTTATTCCTGTAATAACACCAATCGTAAATATTGTAAGTGCTATAATTGCATATATAAACATATTTTATCACTCTCCAATCGTGTAATATGACATAATCTTCATATCTTTTAATCTTTTTGCTATAATCAACACAGCTTCATTTTTAAGTTGTGTCACCCTTTTGTCTGTTAGTTTAATCCTTCTCCCCTCATTAAACCTGTTAACTATATCCTCAAATCTATCTCTAGTTATCTTCCGTTCTGTATAACACAACTTAATAAGTAATCTATAGTCGCTATTCATGTCTTTCATAATATCATCAATCATTAACAATATTGCTTTAATTATGTTCACATTCGATTGATAATTTTCTATGTCTTTTTTGATCAATCTTATCTTTACTGCCCTCTTTTTTTCCCTTCTCAACGATTTAAATACCTCTATTTCTACTATACTATCGTTGTTATAGCAATACATTCTATATAAATCACCCTCAGAACAATCATACAAGTCGATTAGTTCCTCTGATGATAACACAATTTCTTTTAAGTTCTTTATTTCTGATTCTTTGATTTTTATATATGTTTTCCATTCGTGGTAACGTGTCAAGATGTCTATCGCTTTTTTCCTGGTGTCCTCTAGTAATTTGTCTTTACATATCATTAGTACACCTCCATTAGTTTTTATTCTAATTGTATGTAATTATCATAACTATTTATTTTCATCAAATCTATAGGAAAAATATCTTTTTCAAACTCTTTTTTAAATTCCACCAACTTTTCTATATCGTAAAATATTTTATATTGTATTTTTTTGTTAAATGTAAATATATACAAATACATTTCGCTATTGTTACAATTTATGTATAAATTTTTCACACAATTGTCATAACTTTTTGTATATTTATTTTCTAAATTTACTCTTAATACTTTATATATTACATATGCTATAATTACAATAAATACAATTATAGCTATTTTTACATTGTTACTCATTTGTTACTCCCCTTTTTTATATGTCATTTATTTTTATCTATTTTTTATAAAGTATCTCCAATAACCATATGCAATTATTCCAGTTGCCACAAAGGTAGTTATAATTGCACTAATTATTTTTATTATAAGTATCTCTAACTCAGTCATTTCCTTTGTTACCTCTCTAATATTCAGTAGTCGATATTACGGAATCTATTTCAAATTCCGATAATATTTTTGGATTATTTAATATCTCTCCAAAAGTCAAGTTTACACCTATATAATCAAACCTATCTCTCATATCTTCAAAATGATATTTTATTCCATCTCTTTCTTTTGTGTAATAATCTGTATAATTTTTTAATTGATATTCAATCTCCCATAGTTCTTTTTGTGTAAATATATTTTTTAATACACTCAGCGGCTGGCATGTACCATCTTTGTAATTACACTCTTTAACTATATAATTATCTATATCTTTATCATCTATCAGATCATCATCAAATAATATTTCTATTGCTTTTTCAGGTGTTGTTGTTAACACCCAATACATTTCTTCTACTTCAAATATTTTTAAATCAGACATTTTCTTTACTCCTCTCTTTTTCTTCCAGTTTTATATTCAATTCCTTTGCTATCTCAAACAATCGTTCCTTTGCCCTTTGATAATCCTCTATGGCTTCAAACTTAACACTCGTACCGTTTCTAGTAGCTTTATTTATCTTGGTCGCAATAAATCTTTTTTCGTTAAATTCCCTTAAAATAAATTCCATCAGCACCGCATTATAAGTTTTTTCTTCTTCTTTTTTGACTTTCAATGTCAACTTTGTGTAACTAAGCCGATACATAAACACGCCACATATTCTATTATCTTTGCTCATTTGTTTTCTCCTTATTTTCCATGGCAATTTCATGTAGAAATTCTCTCAACGCCTCCGATATTCCACAATACATTCCTATTTTTTTCGTTAAACTGTTTAATTCTTTTGCTACTGCATCTTTGTCGACTGGTAGTTTTGGCATTTTAAGCATTTCTATTATGCCATTATATTTATCACCCAATTTATTTAACTCATTATAACTTTGCTCCTGTTTAATTTTATATTTATTATATAATTCATCACTTATTGTCATCTTTCACTCTCCTCCCTAAATTTTTCACATTTGGAGGGCGGTTTCTCACCCTCCATAATTATGATCAATATTTTGCAAACAGGATCGGCGTCCTCGTTGTCAAATTTGCAAAATTTACACCATCTATCGTAAAAATATTTACTGTATCCTGTCAGGCTTTTAATGTTCATCCCTCCAATCTTTCAAAAACTTAAATATCGCATACGTCAACATCACTATACTTCCAGTTGTGGCATATAAAAACGCCACAGCCATCATTACAAATTGCCAATCAGTCATTTTCTACCTCTCGAAAATATCAAATTTATCAAAATTGCTATTCCTGCTATGCCTAATGTCGTCATAACTATTCCCACGCATAAACCAAATTCAAAATACTCATTCATCGCTCCCCCACCCTGTAGATTGTAATATTAATTCATTTTCGTAATTATTGATAATTTCCAACTGTTTATCAAGAGGAAAATCATCTAACATTGTATGTATTTCTTTCATTGCCTTTGCAAATTCATCTATAAAATCACACATTTTTTCCACTTCCTTTTTATATTATTTATCTGACATTTAATATTATGTCTATAAAATTTGTATATCCATTTGGTTTATTCTGTCTTATTTCCTTCTTTGGTTTTTCCTTCTCTTTTTTTACGTCTAATAATCCAAAATATGTATTAAAATACTTATAATACATGTATTCAGTTAATTTCAATTGTGACTTAATTGCTGTAACACTTTCGTTATTTTTTGTCATCTCGACAAATTTTTGATATTTGCTTTCTGTCATTGCTGTATTCAACATCGATCATTCCTCCTCAATATTTTTAATATATTCCTGCACATCCTCAATACTTCTCGCCAAACAATAATTTCCCATCTGTGTAACAATGTCATATTCAAACTGTTTTTGATCTTGTGATTGTTTTCCGTTCTCTGTTTTTACCTCAATAAAAATTACAATACCGTTCCTTATTGCTATCATATCGCTAATACCCTTATGTACTCCCAATCCTTGCAGTATAGGAAATGTAAACCACCCTGTATAACGCAAATATGCTTTAATCTGATTTTTTATCTCTGATTCTTTTAGTTTTAATTGCCCTACAGACATACGGTTTATTGCTGTAGGTCTTTGATGCCTTCTCATTTCTATTCCTCCATTCCCTTTTTTAACAATTTTTTATAGTCCTTTATTATTTCCATCAATTCACTTTTTGTCACGAAAGAAAGTAACTCATTTCTTTCGTGTATTAATTCCCTAAACATTCTAATAAGTTTCATTTCATCCCCTCCTCAACGTAAAACATTTGTCTCATACTCACCCCAAAATAAACACACATTCTTGACCTAATTTGATACTTGGGATATTTACTGTGACATTCGATTAACCGTACTTGACTGATTGAAATTTTCAAATCACTTGCCAAGTCCTCTTGTGTTATGTTTTTCCATATTCTATATTTTCTTAAGTTGTTTTTAACTGGTATTTTTTCTTTTGCTTTCATTTCAAACCTCCAATTTCATTATCTTGTGAATAATTTGCTGTTTATAAGCAATCATTTTTTCTAGTTCTTCTCTTTCTTTAACAAGTTGCTCGCAAGCCATATCCTTCATTGTTTCAATATTGATATCATCACTTAAAGAAAAATACTCTATTTTATCATTTCTTATTGACTGAATATATATATTTAAGTCCTTTACACGAACATTAGTGCGATATTTCAAATCATATGCTCTTTCTTTTCTTCTTACAATTTCTGTCTTATTAGCAACTGTTACATCCTCTTTAATTTCTTTCGTTAACTCTCCAGTCCTGATTTTCAATTCCCACTTATATAAATTTTTCATGTCAAACCTCCATTTTCCCTAATCTTTGTAAAATAATAACCAATGTGTTTTCGCTCTCTTATTTCCAAAGAGCGGATTTTTATTAAAAATTTTAAGTATTTGTCCAAGTTTGATTTGTTCTTCATTCCACTTAAAGACAATATCCCGCTTTTTTCAAGAACTCTCATGCATTCGTTAAACCCCTTTTTAAGATCATCCTGCCAGGTATCTTGATTTAATCTTCCATATTTTTTGGCCAACCAACTTTTTTCTCCAACCTTGACCAAATGTGGAGGGTCAAAGACCACTAATTTAAAAGTATTGTCTCCAAACGGTATATTCCTAAAATCTGCTACTATATCAGGTTTAATTTCTAATTTTCGGCCATCACACAAAATATCTTCAAACTCTCTATTATCCATATATATAGTATTTTCATTTTCTTTGTCGTAGTAAAACATTCTGCTACCACAACAAACATCTAGTATTGTTTTCATGTGTTATCCTCCAATATTTTCCTACACACCAAGCACTTTTTGTGCTATAATGTGTGTAACTTAAAATTTCAAAATATTTTAGTTGCCGGTTACTTTAGCGAATACCGGCTTTTAATTTTGTTTTAAAATTCTTTAGTATTTCTATTTTCTCGTCATCACTTATATTACATTTACTTATTTCTTCGCTTGCCTTAATTAATGTATCTTGTAATAATTTTTGTTTCTCTTTTTCTTCTAATAATTTAATTTCTTGCTGTTCGGATAAATATTTTTGTTTCATTGCTTCTATTCTCAATTCTTTAGGTATGGATAATTCCTCTCTTTCTCTTTTTTCCATAGTCCTATAGATATTTAAAAAGTTACTTCTAGTTACATCTTCATTTTCTGACATTGCTATACTTTCCATTCCTAATATTCTCCATGCTTTTATTGTTAATTCATCAGCATCTAAATATTTCATTTCAACTTTTACACCAGGTCCTCGCCAATTTGCTCTAGTTAATCTTTTAGCCATTAGCCAGGCTTCGCCATCAGAAAGTAAATTGTTTGATATTTTCGTTTTTTCTTCTCTTATATCAGCAGGACTTGGCGGCCATTTATTTATACTTGCATATCTAAATAAATAATCTTTTGCCTCGTCATATGCCATATCATAAAGCAAATCACCCCAAGTAACAGAATCGGCAAGTAATTCTTCTTCTGTTCTATCTGAATAATATTTTGGGTATATTGATTTCATTTGAGCTAAAAATAAGCTCGCTTCTGCATAATCCATATTACATATTCCTCCTTTTTCTTTCTTCATCTAGCTTTTTTGCCATTTCATAAACATTTTTCATTTTGTCTAATTCAGACTTTTTATTATTTTGTGGTACCTGACTATTCATTTTTAAATAAAGTTGTTCATATTTTTCTCTCAGTTTCTTAGTACTTAAAATATTTGCTTTCCAGAAATCATCTTTTTGACTAAACTCAATTACTTTTGCAATTAATTTTGGATCTCTTTTATCTTGCTCAATCATAAGCCTTATATAATCTGCCCACTTTTGGAAATCCGGAACTTTTGCATTGGGATTATTCTCACACATTTTCTCAAATAAATATTTACTTGCTCTTAACTCAACTGATTCAGGACTAAAAATAGTAACTTTCTTTGGTTTCTTGGGCTTATCTTCTTTGCTCGTTGAATCTTTTGATTCAACAGAAAAAGATTGTTGATTATCAGGTTCATTTTTTTGTTGCGAAGAAGAAATATTCTTAAATAGTTCTTCTTCTTTTAGTTCTTCTTCATAGTTCTTTTTAATATAGTTATTCTTAGGGTCGTTCTCAACGACTACCCCTAGTCGTTGAGGATTACCACCCTGGTCGTTCTCAACGACTACCCCTAGTCGTTGAGGATTACCACCCTGGTCGTTCTCAACGACTACCCCTAGTCGTTGAGGATTACCACCCTGGTCGTTCTCAACGACTAAACTATCAAGATTTACAACGACCTCATAGATATTACTATCATGAATAGCAACAATTTTTTGATCCTTCTTTTTCTTAATATCCTTTGTTCTTTCATGTTTGATTACTAGTTTTTTTTCTATTAATTTTTTAACTGTATTAATGGCACAATCCCTAGATATACTTACTTTTTTACCAATTGTTGAATAGCTAGGAAATGCAGTTGAATTATTTCCACATCGTACAAGATACATATAAACAGCTATTTCAATAGGTTTTAAACTTAGTTCAAATATGTCATTTGGTACTTGAAAATACTTGTATTCTATTTTTTTTATTTGGTCTGCCATTACTTTTACCCCCAATGTAAATCATTTTTATTTTGTCTATTGCTTCTTTACTCGTAATCTTCCCCTCAAGAAATTGTCTATTTATTGTTACTGCTGATTCACTGGGCTTTAATCCCTCGTGACTAAGTGTTGCAGTAACATTTCTAACTATAAATTTGATGTAACTAACATTAAGTCTATTACTCAATGTAATCACCTCCGAATTTTTATATTAAATTTTAAACTCAATCTTGAAATTAATAGAAAAATATAGTATGATTAGATTGAGTTGCAGTTCTAGTCGTTCCATAAAAGTAGTTAATAAAGATGTTTGGTCGTTGTTCTAAAATTCAAATCAAATTATTTTAATATTTATTGCTAAAAACTTCGTTTGAGGGAACGGAGTTTTTTACATTTAGCTATCCCATTCGCTTAACCTTCTTCCGTTTTGCTACTCTCATGTAGTAATTTGAGTTCCCATAATTAATAGGCTCTCTATAATTGTTTAGCGATATTTTTTCGATGTGTTCTATTAGCTGTTTTCTAGATACAATGTATCTATTGTTAATCTTAGTTCCTGGTATTTGTCCACTGTTCCAGGCATTTAATACAGCTCTTTTATTTTTTAGATTTAACATTTCAGCTGCTTGAGCTGCGTCTAAAAATTCTGTACTCACTTAGTTACCCTCCAATAGTATCAAATCGTTACCTTCTCAAGCAAAAAAATTTGGTCTAATGTAACGTTTAGAATCTCTGATATCCTTATTGCTTCGTCAATATTGAATAATTTTGAACCATTCCTATTGAGTTTTTGATTAAATGCGGTTCTAGATATACCCAACTTTTTTGCCATTTCATCTTGATCTATTTTGTTTAATGCCATAAAAGTCTTTATTCTAGTAGTATAATTCATAATATCACCCCTTGAAAGTTAAATTAGTTTTAGTAACTTTTCGTTACTGTATATTTTTATTATACGCCACGTTTTGTTAACAGTCAATAACTTTTTGAAAAATTTAAAAAACTTTTTGTTTACAATCGTGCAAAAAAAATATTAATTATAGTACAATTAAGCTGATATATTTTCGGAGGATTACATGTTATGAGTTTTGATAGAAAGTTATTTGGAAAAAGATTGAAACAATTAAGAGAAGAGAAAAAAATGACACAAGAAGAGTTGGGCAAAGCTTTAGGTATAACTAGAAATGCTATATCTGGGTACGAAAACGGAACACGTGAACCAGATATTGAAAAGTTAATTGTATTATCTGATATATTCGAATGTACTTTAGATTATTTAACGTCAAAATCAGATAGTAAAGAAACTATGCATTATGTAGCTATAGATAAAAGCAAACTAAAAGATATAAACGTTGATGACTTAGATCTGATTAAAGAATTAATCAGAAAACTTCAACAACAATAGATCTTCTGATTTGTCACTTTCAAAATTTTTATTATTAAAACATTTATTTTTATCAATTATTATAAATGATATTATTTTTGATATTTTCTTACAAGTATCATCAAAATTGCTTAAATTTTCATTAATTAATTTTAAATCTTTGGCAAATATACTCATAATTACACCTCCAATATCGTTAGATATTAATTATACTAATAATATTTAGCATTTTATATTAAATTTATATTTTTATCGACAATTACACAATTTAGTGATGAATGGTAAAAATCTCTACTTGAACGGTAAAAATAATGGTCTAAATGGACAATAAATGCATTAAAACACAATATTTTTATTACTAAAACATGACGTTTTATTATAAAAATATACAAATTTAATACATTAATAACGAAATGAGGGAAATAAATGCAGATTATAAAATTAAAAAAAGGAATAGCAATAAGATTTTATGATGAAGACGGTAATCAAGTATATTTGAGCGGTTTTAAAAGCAGAAAAGAAGCAGAAGCGGCGGCTATTGAATACAAAGAAAAAAGTTTACATGCTGTTGATAGAGATATAACTGTAAAGGAATATCTTGTTAAATGGTATGACGAGTACGTTAATATATCTGTTGCGGAACGTACTCGGCAAAGATATTTTGAATTATTAGATTTACATGTTATACCAAAATTAGGACACCATAAATTGTCTAAATTAAAACCTGCACACATAAGCAGTTTTTATATAGACAAGGTTAGTAGCGGTGAATTATCTCCAACTACTGTATTACAAATACATCGTATAATTAGCGAAGCTTTTAAACATGCTGTATTGCATGAATATTTGAAGTATAACCCATGCTATGCTGTTACACCACCAAGTAAAGCATATACAGAAATATATATCCCAAGCGACGACGAATTGAGAGAGATATTAAAACTTTCTAAAGATTATTCTTGCTATATTGCGATTTATATTTGCAGTATTACCGGAATGAGATTGAGCGAAATAGCAGGGTTACAAGTTGAGGATTTTGATATTAAGAATAAAAGATTGAATTTAAGAATGCAGTATCAGCGTGTAGACGGTGTTTACAAGTTAGACGATTTAAAAACACGTACAAGTAAGAGACAAATACCATTGATAGAAGGTACTGAAAAGCCTATAATTGAGTATTTGAAGCAAAGACAAATAAATAAAATGAAAAATAGATTGAATTGGCAGGAAAATAATTTTTTATTGGTGCATGAAGATGGGTCACCATTGCAGGGGGAAAATATCAGCAAGACTTTTAAAAAGATTATACGAAAATTAGAGATGAATGAGAATTATTCTTTTAAGTCTCTTAGACATTATCACGCTACGTGGTTATTGAGAAACAATATACATCCTAAAGTTGTAAGCGAACGACTAGGTCATGCATCTGTAAAAATAACGCTTGATACCTATAGTCATATGATACCTGACTTGCAGGAAAAGGCTTTAAAAGGAATTGGAATTGAGCAAATAAAGCATTTTAGCATAGATTAACTTTACATATGCAAAATTTATATAATACATATTTTGTTAATATATATTACTTCTCTAATTAGTGCCTTTTTGCAAACGAGAGACATATTTTTTATGTAGTGGTAAATTTATAAGAAAATTTTATTTTCGTGCGAATATTATATATTTTTGCGAACGAGAGTAATATAATTTTAGCAATTTTTAATCAGACAAAACAAAACACAAAATTGACATCTTTTAATTAAACTAAAATTTGCCAATATAAATCACTTGTCTAATTCGTGCCTTCTATCGAACGAGAAAGGTATTTTATACTTAGTAGTAAATTTATAAGAAAATCATTAAAATGGCATGTACATGATACCAAATTTCGAACGAGAGATATATAATTATTCAATTTTCAAAATCGACTTTTACCTCACTTAATTATTTGTTATATTTATCCAAATCAACGGACTAAATATTTTTGCTTTATGCAGATTATGCACAAAATTTATTTAGTCCTGCTAATCAAATACTGTAACTTTTATCAAGTTTGTTGAATTTTAGTATGCAATTTTTATGCAAATTTTCAACGGATTTTTCTTGTATCTAGCGTACCTGAAGGGATTCGAACCCCCGGCCAACGGATTAGAAATTCGCTATATTTTACCAGAATAGAACACGATAAATAGGCACATTGCAGTAATATCAATGCGCCTGACGGTGTGATTTTATTCTACTTAATACAATTTTGCACTGTTTTCTTATGCAAAATTTATGCAAAAAATAAAACTATATTTTTTTAAAATTTATTTAAATATTCTAGCCTTTATAATTTTTCTTATAATCCCATATTCAGGTTCTAATTTTTTATATTCGTTATAGGTTTCAGAATCTTTTAATAATTCATTTTTTACATCTTCCCAAGGAACTCCTAATTTATTATTCATTTCATCAGCCATCATTTCAAGTTCCTTCTTTTCTTCGTCAGAAATAGAGTCAATTGAATTTTTTAATTCTTTCCACGTACCCATAAATACATCACTTCACTTCAATAATTTATTCAATTCTTCTCTAAGCTTAACTTTTTTAGACATAATTCCATCAGCTTGCTTCTGTAAATCTTCCATGTCCTTAGTCAATTGTGCTATTTTATTATTTTTATCATCATCAGTCGATATTATTTCCTCTGCTTTTTTCTTTACGAAAACATGACTTAATATTGCGTCAAATTTATCTAGCTTTGAATTCATTTCGTATAATTTTATGTCAATTTTATCTAATCGTCCAAATATCTCTATTTGTTGAGTATCAATGTTGTCAAGTTTGGAAATTATATTGCATAAACTTATGTTTATATCTTCTTTGCTCATAAAACCTCCTCTTAAGCATTCTTTTAATTCTTCATCATCTTTTATTCTTTTTTCGATTTCATATTGGGCATTTATTTTTTTAAATCCCATAAATACACTTCCTCAATCGTTTTGAAGATTAAACAACACACATTAAGAGCTTTACCATCTAAACGTACTTATATCAAGTTTAAACAAGACTTTTTCCCATTTTCTTTTTTTGACTGGTAACCTCTAAACATACTTATATCAAGTTTAAACTGAATTAATATAGGTGATGATATGAAACAACTATGTACCTCTAAACGTACTTATTTTAAGTTTAAACATCATTACCGACGGGAAGTTATGTATATAACAATAGCCTCTAAACATACTTATATCAAGTAACACTGCAAACAAAACTTGATACCTCTAAGCATACTTATATCAAGTTTAAACCTTACTCGTTAAGCCATTCTTAATATACGTACCTTTACCACGCGCACACGTGGGGTGTCCTATAATCAGGACTTGCCGAGTTTTTGTTAATAAGTTTTTCCAACTATTTTTCATAACAAATCTCAGCTTAAGGCCTCCGAGTCTGCCCATATTAAATTTTTAAACAACAGTTTTATTAGCTATATTAACAGCGGCATTATAATCCGCATTTTCTTCAAATTCACATGATTGACATTTAAATATTTCCTGTTCTGGCCTATTTTCTTTGGCAACATGGCCACAATGTGAACATGTTTGACTTGTATATGCAGGGTTTATAAATGTTACTTTTATTCCTACCATTTCAGCTTTATATTTTATTTTTTGCTGTAAATCGTAGTAACTCCAATCTTTTAGGAATAAATTATTATTGCTTATTCCTTCTAGTTTTTCCATCACAATCTCGTCTACATTATTTTTTCTAGCAATGTCTATAACAAACTTAGAATATCTATGATTAATCGCATCTCTAAAACGTGCCACTTTATCGCCTATATCAGTAACAGGTTTTAACATTTTATTTCGACCTTTCGACCTGTTAGACGCTACTAATCTTTGTTTTCGCATTAAATATCTTCTTTTTTCTACCTGTTTTCTAAAGGCCTCTATTTCTCCACCGTTTATCTTCCATCTTTTTAAACTATCTTTTAATGCTATGTATAAAGGGTATTTAATACCTAAGTCAATTCCTAATATATTATCACATTTCGCAAAAACTTTCTGATTAAAACTGTATGACAAATATATAAAGAATTTTTTTAGTCTTTTATTATAAATTAATTGACTTTCTGCTATTGAATATTCGCCATCTAATACCCTTTTAATAATAGTTCTTTGTGTGTTATCGCCAATCTTCATATTAAAAATAACTCTTCCAGAATCTAATTCTAATTCATTTTTATATTTAGTCGATAAAAGACCAATATCAATATAATATTTATTATCATGCTTGTAAAGTTTAAAATTACATTTTTTTAAAAAAATACGATTACTAGTGCGGTAATACGGCAAAGTACATATGCATTTTTGCATTTCTTTTTCTTTGTCATTGAATAATTTTACTGCTGATTGTATTGCATTACTGCTATTACCACTCATATTTTTATAAAATATTTCTCTAGCAAAATAATCAATATAACCTTGTATAGTTCCGTAAAATTGTTTTTTATTTTTCTTCTCTAGTATTTCGTCAGGCCTTGGATATACTCCATGTTTTTCTTTATAAGCAAATTTAAAATCACTCCATTCATACATAGCCATAATAGTTTTATTCTGTATTTTCCTTGTCTCAAACATTAACTCATGCAATAATTTATATATTTCCTTATTTTCTGAATATATTTCAAATTTCATTACTTTAGTTAATTCCATAATTTTCAACTCCGTTTTTAATTTATTTTAGCATAAAAAATTTTATTCTCAAAACACACAGAATTGATTTAAATGGCAAAGTTGGGACAATTTTTAGTCCTTGGGTATACTGGATATGATTTTGGCTTTTTATATTTTTCCATCTTGCACCTCATTTGGAAAAACAGCATCTGGCCCCTCGTTAAAATCTTTTGCACATTGTTTAGAGTCGGGAATTAAATACATACAAGCTCCACCAGTTATATCACATTCCCAGCCATGCCATTCATCTGTTTTTATTGCACATTTACACGCCATAGTTAATCCAACTCCTTTATTCTTTTCTTGATATCATCAAACAAGCTATCAAGTGATGTGTGGAAGTATGTTGATGTTTCTTCCATGCATTCATCTTCGTATTTTTCACTTCCCAAATTATATTTGATTTTGGTATTATAACATTTTTACTTGTTTGACACTTATTGCCTAGAAAATTTGGATATACCATAAATTTTCACCTCGTTTTTATTTTACCACAAAAAAATAACCCCGAAGGGTTATTTGGAAATTTTGTTTATAATTCGCTTCTTGATCTTATTTTTTAATTTACGCTTTGCAGGTTTGTCATTGCCTTTTAAAAGCTGTTCTACTGCATTTAAGTCTTTAAATAAATCCATTATTTACTCCCCTTTCTCAATCTCTTCAATAATTTCACTCATATCTACATTGACATTTAACTTGTAGCTATTATCAGGCATTGGAATTAATATATCTTTTTCTTTTGCCCAGTTACTTAATTCAAGTCGCTTAGGTTTTCTGATTCCTAAATGATTTTCGATTAAAGATGCTTTAGGAATTTTTTCATTGACAGAATTTTCGTCTATAAATTTTAGAAATTCAATCAATAAATTTTTTCCATCTAGTTTGTTATTTGCTAGATCATCATTTTTCAAACTGTCATTTTTATCATTTTCAAAATATTGTTTTAAGATTTTTACTTGCTTTGAAGTAGATTTACAAAAATTTACATCCGGTCTTTTTCCAGTAGTGTTATCTGGTATTTTGTTTTCTTTTGATGTAAAATTTTGTACTATTTTGTTTATAAAATTGTATATTTTACTAGTAAATATTTTACATGCTTTCCATAACGATTTAATGTTTTTCAAGGTCAATACCTCCCTTTACTTTCAAAATTTGGTTATAATTTAAATGATCTCTTGGGCAATCTTCGGACATATCAACATAAAAACTTTTATAAATTTGCCCTTCTGTTTGTCCTTCTAAAACTGTCTTAAATTCCCCAGGCTCTAACATTTCTGTTCCTGCAACACCGACAATATTTTGAGTTACTTTATTTGCTATCTTACAACTAACAGTTACATTACTGTTTGACTTAATGTCGGGATTTAATTGTCTATGATTAGGTTTTTGCGTAGCTATTATAGTAACTATACATGCGGCTCTACCTTTATTTTGCAACCTAATAACTTTTCTTTCTATTCTTTCGGCTTCTTTATCATCCTTTGCATTAAGTTTTATTTCGCTAACTTCATCTATGACAAGGATTATAAACGGGAAATCTTCTCTATTAGAAAGTTTGCATACATTTGTAGCTTTACCCTTCATCGCTTTATATCTTCGTTCCATCTCTGCTAATAATTTATCAAGTTTTTTCTCGAAGTCTTCAAGTGTTTCAACAAAAACAGTATTATCAAACTTATTATAAAAGCATAGTTCAACACTCTTGAAATCAACCAAAATAAATAAACAATCTTGATTATATCTTCCAGATAAATAATTCAAGCTAGTGATAAATGAATTTAAGATAACTGATTTACCACCACCGGGTATTCCGGCAATTAAAATATTTTTTAGTTGTGCTAAGTCAGCAACAATAACTTGACCTTTTGTATTTACACCTAATAAAAATGGCAATCTTAAACTTTCTTTTATTGGTGTAGTCGCCAAATAATCAGATAGTTTATATGTTTTCTTTAGATAGGGGCTGCTATTATCATCACTGTTATAAATATTTTTATCACTATCATCTTCTTTTATCTTAAAAACAAACCTAGTCTTAATAATAAAATATAGGCTACTACTAGCAACCATTAATATTAAATGCGATCCAAGACTTAATTTTTTAAGATCTAAAGGGAAAAATATTGGCTCGAATAAAGTCTGTATCAATTGAAACAACCATAAACCACCTGTCATACACATAAATACTAATCTATTTTTTTTGATTATTTCTCTATCCTTTTCCTCGAGATTTAATCCAATAAATTCTCCGATATATTTACAAGTATTATCACTTAATTTAACTTTTTTTAATATCTTGTTTAATCCTTCAGCCCCGATAAACTCCCTTATATGGTATAGAGGATTAATCATATTGATTAATCCCTGTTCTATTGAGTTTTTAACCGAATCTTTAGCTGAATGTTTTTTCATCGAATACTTTTTTATCGCACCTGGCATTGTTATTACCTCCCTAATTCAAATTTTATCCTTAATTAACTTTTACATCTTTAATAATATCCATTATTTTTACTACTATTGACCATACCCAAGTGATTACATCCCCTAAGTTTAATACTATTACAAAAATTAATCCTATGCTAATCCCGAGAAGTACAATCTTTTTTAAATTAAGTTCCTTATCTTGCCATAATCGCCCTGCTAAGATTTTAATAACTCCACCGAATAATATTAACAGTGCCCACGGCATCAAAGTTGAAATCATTGGAATCTCATACCCACCTATATTCATGATAAACTTCCTCCTTCTAAAAATTTGTTATCATCATTGATCGTTTTATATTCGCCTTTTCCAAGTTCAATAACTGGATTTGATTTAATATCATAATGTCTACTCTTAGGCAATTTTTCCCTTTTGTCTTTATTTATTTGTAAAACAAAGACTTTTGATGGTTTTTGCGGCCCACTTGGCCCTGAACCATTGCCTAATTTTTTCATTTGCCTTGCATATGCATAGGCCTTTTCATTTGCTTTCTTTTGTCTATGTAAGATACCCATCATTGCTTTTGCGAAATTCCCATGCAAGTACAAGTTTTCCTTCTCTAATTTGCTAAAATAATGCATTATGTAAATGAATGAAATTAATATTCCTATGTCCTCTAAATCTGTTATTTTACTGCATTTTATATTTATAAAGAATGTCGCTAGTGTTAGCATTAACAAAAGTAGTTGATCTTCATTTCCATAACACATACATTTGTAAGAGCCTTTTAATACAATAATAGGAATATATAATATTATTTCTAATAACCTTAACATTTGTTATCACCTACTTTATGAAAGTGGTTAAGTTAGTCACCCATTCCTCTAATGTTCCCTGTTGAATCCCGATTATTAAAACAATTGCTATTACTACGCCTGCAACCCTTAACGCTTTTGTTAAAGCTTCTTTTAGTTGCATTAATATTTTAGCTATTACTGCTATTACTATTAATGCCCCTGATAGCATTGGTATAATATTGTCTGAATTTATATTGCTAAAATCCCCTATGTTTAAAGCGTTTAAAATATTATTAATCATTATAATTTCCTCCTTAAAATTTAAATTATTCGCCTAACCACCATTCTTTAACTTTGTCAGCCCTTCCAGTGTAAGTCTTATTCTCGATTACCGTTATATTATTACCTTTTTGTATAATCCTTTTCACATGTTCCAAAGTTGTTTGTTCTTGCTCTTGTTGTTGTTGATTTCTAATTCTTTCTTGTGATGCCCTTACAAGATCAAGCCTTTTGATTTCGCCTTGTAATGCTTTTATTTTCTTTTCATTTTCCTTTTGTTCTTGTCGGTAGTACACCAGCCAAGCAACTAATTTACATGGTAAGCATATATAATATAAAAATGTTTTTGGTCTATTGTTAAATAGCTTACTACTATATACTGTGTTATATTTTACTAGATTGCTCATATTCAAACCTCCTCAAAATCACTTATATTAAGACTTTCTTTTACGACCAATGTCTGCATTTTGTCAGGTTGTAAGTAACCATGTTTAATTAGATTGTCTCTAATCCTTGTTACTTCACCAATTTTTAAATCTGTGTTTTCAGCAATCTTTTTAATTCCCTGAGCAACATTACCGGTTTTAGTTTCGATAATGTAATTAAAAACTTTTTCTAAGTTATCCAGATTTAACACTTTTTTCTCAAACAATGGTTCTTTTGCAGATTCGATTAATTTTGTTTGCGGATCTGCAATTCGGTCCGCATCTTTTTCTAATACTTTTACGGTAATTTTTTCATCTTCCGGACCTGCAGCATCTTGACCAAAATTTTCTTCCTGTTCTAATCTTAAAAGACTATTTTTATTCATGCTATATTCCTGTATAGTCTTATATCTTAGCTTAAATAACTTATTGAATAAAAACATACTTATCAAATTACCTGATTCATAATTATTTTTTTCTTGAAAGTTAAGCAATTTACAATCATGAGCTAGTCCAACGAATTTTATATAGCTAATATCAAGTAAAATACATAATAGCAAGGTTATAATATTTGGACTATTAAAGAATTTCCAATTGTAGTATATGCTAACTGTTAATAATCCGAATTGTATAGCCTTTAGAGAAAAGTAATGACTATTGAATTTCTTTTTTATGATTGTTTCCGACATGCTAACCTTGTAAACAACTGATTGTATAAACAGTATTGCTATAATAAAAGCATATAACTTCAATCCCTTATAATCTCGATAACCACCAGCTATACTTAAACTACATGTAGCAATAAATCCAGCGAATGATAAAATATGTAATGTTATTCCTGAGAGTCTTATTTTTTTATCAAGATTGATTTCATTTTTCAGTCTTGAATTATCTCTTTTTACTTCGATTAAATCATATTCAGACTGTATTTCTTGTGTTTTGGCGTTGTTTAATTCTTTGTTGAATTCTATTCTTTCAAGAATTTTAGCGAATTTATTTTTCTTATTCACCACTCAACACCTCCTCAATTTTATCCTGTACATCTTGACCTAAGTGTTTAAAATATATTGGCATAAATTGATTTGTGAGCTCATAGTAAATATTGAGTCTTCCATCTATAATTTTAAAGCTATTTTCATAAATCTTGAACTCTAGCCCTTCGTGTTTTGCTAATAGCATTTCTAACATAAAAAGTCCCCCTGTTTTTTAAATTTTCAAAGTACGATTTTTCTTTACTCACCAGAGGGAATTAATATATAATTAATTGCAGATAATACCCTTTGGTGTTATTGACTTCGGATAGTCCATATACTTGGTAGGTGGTGGGCTATCCCTTAATTATTTCTTGCCTTTTCTTGATTTAAGAGCTTGTAATTCTTTTACTTCTTCTTCCAAGTGATTATCTTTTATGAATTTTTTTATAAATTCGTCAATCGCTCGGTTTAATAATTTTACTTTTGGTATTCCTGTAAGAATTACCAAGTCTTTTATTAGTTCGTTATTTCCTTCATCCATCATAAAAGCTACTTTTATCACATCAACTACAACCTCCTTTTTCTTTAGCTTGTATAAGATTCGAACTTATACCTCCCAGTCTAGCCATCCCATCAGCATAATTAACAAATTATACATCTGACCAGGTATGCTCCCAACTACACCAACAAGCTAAATTTATTATAATATTATTATACCTAATACGTTACTTGGTTAGCAAGTTACTATATTAACTGTATAAGATCATATAATTAAAATATCAATGTAATTCTTTTATTATCTAACTCTATCTTAAAATATCATACAAATTTAAAAGAATGCGATATTTGATCGTCTTGCAAAGTAATATTTTTACTTAGCAATAGATTGTTACTTTATTGAATTAGATTGTAAATATTTGTAATGACTTGCAAGACGGAGAAAAATATAGTGATTGATTGAAATGTGATTTTAATATTAGCAAGAAAAAATATATTAAAATTTTAGGTGGATTTTTTTAATAAAGTTTGGGATAATTTTGGTTATATTAAATTTAAAGGAGAATGATATAATAATATGATGACACGTTCGGAACATTTAGAATATAGTAAAAAAAGAGCGTTAGAACTTTTAAACATGGGATTGACAGACGATGCATATCAAAGCATGATAAGTGATTTGATATCACATCCAGAAACAATGAATCATTCAGCGATAGAAGTTGGAGCAATGTTATTATTTAGTGGACAATTAGAAACATATAACCAAATGAAAAGGTTTATAGAGGGATTTAATTGACGTGAAATTTACATGGTTTGAACAAACTGTAAAACTGAAAGTCAATAGAAATTTATGGGTAAAGATTAAAGATAAGTATAAAATCAAGACATTGAAAGAGCTGTTTAAAATATTGTTGGAGGATGAATAAATGGAAATATATACATACAAAGAAGGCATGACAGATAAAGAGCAAAAAGATGGTGCATATTGGGAAAGAAATATGCTTGTGTTATTATTAGCAAATGTGATGAATGAATTACATAGCAAAGAAATATATGGCAGTATGAAAGAATCTGGATGGTATTATGATACTGATAATAATTGGGATGGATGGAAAAGGGTTATATCACTTGAAAGAGGTAAGTATTGTTTTCATATTCCTGATGATTTCAATGTTGGTGAATTACCAGAGATTAAGAAAAATTGGGATGGTCATACAACAGAGGAAAAATGGAAAAGAGTTATGAAAAAATGTGGGGTATTGGACATGATAAAGCTAATGATATAGCAAAGAAATTTTTGGATTATTTGATTAGCTGTAATTACGATATTTAAAGGAGATGAATAAAAATGGATGTTGAAAAAATTAAGCTTAGCTTAACTAATATTAAACCGAGTGATGAAAAAATTTTAAGAATTGAAAATGTAAGAGGTGCTTATAAAACCATTGTTGATAATTTAGGTTTTAATTGCAAAGATTCGAGAGAATTAAGCCTGGCAGTTACAAACTTAGAACAAAGTTTGATGTGGGCGGTAAAAAGTATAATTTTGAATGATTGACAAATAATGAAATAGTGATAATATAAATTTATTCTTTTTCTTTTGGTTAAAATTATTGAATTATATTTTGTGTTTTTATCGGGAAATTAATATACGGTTAAAAAATAACCACTGGTGATA